ATGCGCAGCCCTGCTGGAGAGCCGCCGCTACAAACGCCCGGTTACAATGCCGCGCCGCCGCCGGGCGTGACGAAATCGACCGGCACAGCCGTCGATATCCGCGTCGGCCGCCAATTGGCGAAGCCGCTTAAGCCCGCCCGGCGCGCCGATGTCCTGCCGCCCACCGGCGACGACGGTACAGTCGCCGAGAATTGTCTTCCGATATGAGTACCTGAAAGATCGCTATGAACGAGGACGCAAAACCCATGACAAAACCGGCGACGATGGATGCCGAGACACTGGCATTTATCCGGAATCTGTTTTCGCTCGTCCGCGCGGGCGATACCGAACAACTGGGCGCCATGATCGCCCGGGGCGTGCCGGTCAATTTTCGCAACGAAAAGGGCGACAGCCTGATTATGCTGGCGACCTACCATGGGCATGTGGAGACATCGCGCATCCTGCTTGAAGCGGGCGCCGATGCCGACGTCCCCAACGACCAGGGCCAAACACCGCTGGCCGGCGTCGCCTATAAAGGATACCTGGAAATCGCCGAATTATTACTCAAGCATGGAGCAAATGTGGAGGGTGCCAGTCCCGACGGCAAGACGCCGTTGATGATGGCCGCCATGTTTAATCGCCTAAGCATCCTCGAATTGCTGCTTACACATGGCGCGAAGATCGATGCGGTCGACAGCCGCGGCATGACAGCCACATCGCTGGCCCACAAAATGAATGCGCCCGACACCCTCGCCCACTTGACCAACCTTGGTCAGGTGGCATAAAGCGACACAACGATATCGTGGCGATCCAGTTGGCAGTAGCGATCCGTGCTTGTAGCCAGCGTCCTTGCGAACGGTCTCCGTTACACGTCCTCCATTGTGCAAGCTGGTCCGCCGGCGTATGCCATCGTTTTTACATACTTTTTCGAATGACATTAAAAAAGGGCTTGACGATTTCTCGTAAGCCCTTGATTTCAAACGTATTCTTGGTGGGAAGTGCAAGTTTCGAACTTGCGACCCCTGCAGTGTGAATGCTAGTGAACGGCTGTTTTGATAGGCGCCTCATAGGAGAAAGTTTCTCAGGAAGCCCAAGAAACGCCGTGGAATTGCACTGAATTACACCGGAATTTACACAGGCCCTATCCCTGCCCCACCGTCAAGGTCCGCACCCACCAGACCTGCACGTATTGCGTTGGTCAGCACGGCTGTGAACCGGGCCGGCACGGAAGGCGCGGAGCTGGCGGAGCCGCTGGCAGCACAATCTGCACCAATCGTCTAGTCGCCATCCTCGCGCTCGTCAAATCCGAGAGGTAGTTGTGCCGCTTCGCCGAATACCTCGCGCATTCCCTTTTCAAGAATAGCATGGTCGGCCATGCTCGCTGTGCCGTCGCTCAGCCGCTGGCAAATGGGGATTGCCTGGTCTAGCTTCTCCAGCGTCATATCTCGATAGTGCTTCGTGCCGGCGACGGCGTTGTTGATCTTGTGGGCGGTCGAGAAAAGGATGCCGGTGTGACTTACCAAGCTCAGGGCGGCGTGGTGCAGCGGCAGCCGGTCGCGGTGACTGCTCAACCGCGTGCGCGACAATTCAGCCTCCAGTGCGACCATGCGATCCCATACTTTGGCCTGCAATTCGTAGCTGTAACTCATCGCCATCAGGCAGGCTTCGCGCTTGGGAAAGTGGTAGCACGGGTAGCTTTGACCATTCTGTTCGTTCCGATGGGTGCCGGAAAATTTTCCGACACCCTCACCGAGCACGCGCGGCGCCTTCTTCATAAGGTCTGCATGTTCTAGTTTTTTAAACGGCTTCTTCGGCGTCGCACGCTCTTTCCGATCGGCGTTAATGAAATCCACCATTTCCATGCTGGGCATGGTGGGCTCAAAGTGGCGGATCGGGCCGCTCACACCATTGCCCCCAGTTGCGCGCGCAGTGGTGTATCAAGATCATTGGCGTTAATCTCCCCGAAACAAACCAGCATGCGGCGTGACATTTCCCGCATCGCCTCGCTCAGCACCTTGAAATCGCGGTACAGCGCGTTGAGGTGATCCTTGCGTACAAGGCTTGACTCGGTCGCATCGATCACCTTTGTTCCGTGCTCGTGCGTGATGACCAGCTGTCGGCGGCTGTATTTCTCAGCCTCATCGCCCATCAGTTCCCACGTCACCGGCATCGATGCGAAGAAGTCGCGTGCCGCTTCGAACTGATCGGCACGCAATTTTTGAACGTCGCAAATCTGAAACTTTGCCTCAACGGCGTCCGCTGCATTTTTGATAGCAGCCCTCATCGCCGCCGCACGATTCATCGGGTCGGGGATCGCCGCTACCCGTTCCGCGATGCGACGCTTGATGATATCGCCCAGCGCGACCACCTGGGCCGAAGCGATTAGGGCGGGCGCAGCGGGCACTTCGCGTTTGATTTCAGCATCGATCAGGTCCAACACCCATGCGCGGAAAGCCTTCGCCACGTCCGTGCGGGCGAACATCGCCAGCAGGTGCGCGCCGCGCAATGAGAAGATGCGAACGGGCTGCATGCCGCCGGCCGTCTTCAGCTTGAGCACGCGCGTCATCGACTTGGTGAATTCGTCGGCGTGACGGGCAAACACGCGAGCCAGCGATTTGCCTTCCGACTTATAGCCGAGCGCGGTCTCGATCTGCGGCAGACGGAACCAAGTCTGATGATCGCGGTGCAAGGGTTTGATCTCGACGCCTTGAAACGCCAACGTGGTCATGGTAGTATTCATTTTGTTAAGCCTCATGTATGTGGTATTTGACATAAGCCCCGAACCCTGCCGCCAAGCTTGTTCGGGGCTTTTCTTTTATGTTGCATTCCGTTGCCGCTCTTTTTCGGCGCGACGTTGCTCGAGACAGAGCACGATGAAATTATTGGTGCTGCGTTGATCCTTTGCTGCTTCGCTCACGACCCATTTCTTTAACTCTTCCGGCATCCTCAGGCCAAACGGCCCAGTTTTTGGCGCCATACCCATGTAATCCTCCGTGTATCGGTGTGCTATCATTTGTGCTACTACAGTGCTTATACTAGCACCGTAGTAGCACCACTTCAAGAACTTTATGGAAAATTTTATGGCTCGTACTGATCCGCAGGTGAATATCAGGATGCAGGCTGAGTTAAAAGCGCGCCTTGAGGCTGGGGCTGCTATGTCCGGGCGCAGCTTGAACTCGGAGATTATTGAGAGACTCAACTCTACATTTTCGATCAACCCCGAGCGGGCGCTGAAGACGATCGAAAGTCAGACGGCACTGGTCGGCCTAATGGGGCGCCAATTGGCAATGATGGCCGAATTGGCAAAAAAGGGAAATCCTGACAAGTTGGAGCAAATTCTTCTGATCGAAACGCTCGCTCAAACTTTGTCTCAGGGCGACTACCATAGCGCACTCGAGGTCACTGGCGATATGCGCCAGCTCAGTGCCAACAAAGCAGGGCAACGCAAGGAAACACCTGCCAATTCCCGCATTCCTTCAAAAAAAACGCCAAAGACTTAACAAGCCGTTGATTCGCTCAACACATCGCAAAGGGTCCGTCAGATTGACGGACCCTTTCACAAAGGGTGCTCCCCCGACTTCGAGGCACCCCTCATGCGGCTTTCAGTGCCGCTACCGGATCCGGCCCCCAGTGCGATCCACCACCAGTCTATTGCAGCGCCATCCCATTATCACGCACGAACGTCTGACAAGCACGGCCCGTCGCCGCGGCCTGCTCCGTCTCCAGGATCAGGGCTTTAATATTTCGGTCCACTTCGACAGGAAGTAGCCCGCCGGCGGGATCGGCGCCATCACCACCGGCGGCGCTTGCGGTACCGGCCTGGGCGGCAGGTCCACGGTTTGCACAGAAACCGGGGAGGCGCATGCGCTGAGCAGCAGCAAGCTGAGCGCGAACAGAGGACATTTCATCATCGTGGACTTTCGTGATGGCCACCGCAGAGGCGGCCTGTTTTGCGGCTTGCGCCACGTTTTCGGCGGTGCGCGTGGCAACCACCGCCTTTTCTGACGCGGCCCGAGCGGCTTTGTCAGCATCCCATTTCGCCTGGACGCCAGCAGCGCCCTCCTCGCGCTCATAGATCATGCCGGCGCCGGCCATCGCGACGATTATCAACAATCCATAAGCCCAGGCGGGCACGCCCTTCAAAAACAGCATTGCGGCAGTGAACATTTTTAACTCCAATTAGGTAGGTCGACCGTCTGGCCGGCGAGTGGGTGGGTGCAATCGTCGAGGAACTGAATCCGACCGTCGGTCACGAAGGAATGGCAGACGCCGCATTTGAATGGCGACACGCGGCCCGTCCGCTGCTCGAACATGCACCAGCACTCCGGCCCGGCGTGGCCCAGCATGTAGTGCCCGTTCGTCGCCAGTACCGATGGAGTGAATGTCGGGCGTACGACGTCGCCATTGAAGCTCCATGTCGGCCGTTGCCGGCCGTCGGCCGCCGGTCCGACTGGCAGCACGTGGATTTCGCCACAGCCCGGGCAGTCGAACGCAACTTCGTTGTCACGTGTGTGGCACGCCTTCGGCGCAGCCGTACTCACGCCAGCACCCGCATGGCCGTCGCGCGCAGCGCCGCGCGGCCCGCGTAGCCAATGGCATCGCCGACCTTGTCCGTCTTGCGGCCGATGTTGACCACATCACACACGCCATCGAAGTCGCCGGCGTCCGACCAGCCATTGATCCGATTCACGGCCCAGAACCAGCCGGCCGATCGACACGCGCCCTCGGGCGTGCGCAGCCAAGCGCCCAGCTGCGGCAGCGGGATGCCGAAATACTTCGCGCAGGCCGTGTGCCCGTCGCGGAAGGTGATCATGATCCCACCGGCGCCACGGAACAGCCAACCGTCGCCAGTGGCCTCGTCACCGTTGCCGCCGCGGCCGGCGTAGACGAGGCTGGCGATGCGCTGCGGCTGGCGCGCGTATTGCACCGCGCGCGCGGCGTCGAATCGGCCGGGCCAGGTCGCCAGCAGACCGGCGGCGCCGTAGTTCAGGTTTTCTTCGAGCGCTGTCAGCTGTCCGGTCTCCTGTCCGACGGTGGCGAGGAAGTCAGCCTGGCGCTGCTGTCGATCGATCTGGAATTCGGCCATCGCCGCGACCAGCGCAGGCAAAAAAATGCCCGCTGAGGCGCGGGCATTGGGCATGATGCTGATGAGCTGCTGTTCGTTCATGGCGTGCTTTCAGGCTTGGCGCCGAGGCGCAGGATCCGGGCCAGGCCCGCGTTGAGATACCCCTCGAGCACTCGGGAGCCGCCGTAGCCGGCGATCGTGATGCACGCCGCCTGCAACACGGCCGGCCACGCCAGCCAGCTGCACACGAAGAACGTCAGGATCCCGGCCACCACCGAGTTGAGCGTGTCCTTGATGATCTCGAGCACGACGCTTTTGACGACGGCCGTCGGGTCGGCCATCTTTTGCGCGGTGAAGGCGGCGCCGCCGATGATGGCCAGCAGTACCGACACAGCGACGGCCGCCGGCGGAATGTCGGCCAGGTCGCCGACGAAGGTCGTTTGCGCTGCCCAGGCGCTCACGCTCCAGATGGTCCCGAAGAGCATCAGGAAAAATCGTTTCAGTTGCAGGTCGCGCATTGGGCATCTTTCGAACGTTGGTGTGCATCGATGAAGGCGACGGCCATGATGGTGAGCGCGCTCCAGAGGTAGTGCAGCAGCAGGCCGGTCGAGCGCAAGCTGAAAACGGCGACATACAGGTGAGCCACATAGCAGAACGCCATGGCGGCCAGGATGAAATGCCGCTGACGCAGTGCGATGCGCCAATGGAACCGCTCTGGAAGGAAATCGTTGATCACGGCATCGAGCAGTGCGGCCGCGCCGAACAGCATCAGCAGCCAGAGCACGACGGCGCCCTCGCCGGTTGACGCTACCAGGTGCATGAGCGAGCGTGGATCAGTCATGCCGATGTACCAGGTCACAATGGCGTTACCGCCCATGTAGGTGCGGAAGATCGATCCGGCTCGGTCGCCACCGGTATGTGATTGGCCGTTCATGCGGCGCGGTCCGGCAGCACGAGCGGCGGCAGCGCGGCAATGATCGAATCGACAGCAGGAACGGTTGCTGTGCCGGCGCTGACAGCAGCCATGAGCACATAGCACTGCTGCCAGCAAGTATCCATCCAGGTCCCGTAGGCCATACCCTCGTCGTGGTACGGGCCGGGAAAGGCCGCGCGCAACGCGGCGCTCTGGATTGAATCGTAGTGTCGCTCGGCCGCCATCGCATTCATGAAATCCTGCACCGCGCCCTGCACGCTATCAAAAGAGCGATCGAGCGCCGCGGCTTGATTGGCCGCCAGCACATCGGCGCCGAGGCTGTCCACGGCAAAGGTCTGCGTCCAGACGTCATTGACCAGGGCGACCGGGCCGAGTGTCAGCGATTGAGTGCTGTCGTCGTACGCGGGTGGCGTGCCCTCGTTGATAAGGCTAAATCCCAGTGCATCGAAGTCGATCAGACTTGCCTCCGGTGGAAAGCAGATGCCAGGAAACAGGGCCAGCACATCGGCAAGCTCAAGCGGTCCAGCCGGGTTTGCTTTGTTGATGAATCGCATTTGCGCTCCTACAGTTGATAAACATATTGGTCGTATGTTGACGGGTTGCCGTCCTTCACGCGCGGCACCATCACTACGGCCTTGCCGCCCGGTGCGGCGATGATCGGATGATCAGCCCCAAGCACGCCCGAAACCACCGGCGATGCGGCACCGTCAATAGTCAGCAGCGGAATCGTCACTGACAGATTCGCGCTTCCCGTCGAGGTCACTGCCGCCGGCCGGGCGAAGGTTTGGCCGGATGTCGATTGCCACTGAAGCCAGACCAGCGCTTTACCCTCGGCGAACCAGTTATTTGAGGCGTTGCATTCCGAGATAAACGACGATGAGGACAGTTGGGCTAGTGGGAAATCGATAGGCGCTGGCGTCACCGTATCGACGGTCTTGGCCAAGGTAGTTGGAACGGTAGCCGAATTGGCGGTAAGCAAGCTGGCGCGGCCGGCGCCCACGACGCTGGCGCCGGAATCAAATACCAGCACGGTGGCGGCGCCGAACGGAAGCATGCGGCAAACCGATAGCGCGCCGGCCGGCGCCCGCACAAACGAGACCTGGGTGCCGATGGCGACCGGCGTGCCGGTGCAATTGACCATCTGATAGCGGCCGGTACTGCCGCCAGAGACATCGTCGCTTACCTCAACGACGACATACCCATTCGGCGTTGCGCCGCCAAGCCCGGCAATGCCGGTACCGGCCGGGTAACCGTGCGTGGTATCGGTAGGCATACCTGAGCGCAATGCCGTTGTGTTCTTGACACCAACCGTACTGGACAGTTTTTGCAGCCAACCATCGGCGGCCGGTGGCGTGCTCGGTGGCCCTACCGAATAGCCGAATAGTGCGTTGCCGGAATATCCGACCGCGCTGCTATACGCTGCAATGGCCGGGCCCGCTTCGTCATAGGCATAGGTCATGGGCGTCGTGAAAGTGATCGTCGCGCTCGGCGCCGCCCCGATAGTGGTAATCGCACGATACGCCTTCGTGTCGCCTGAGCTGACGTTGGCCGCGTTATTCGCGGCGATGACGATGCTGGCATTTACAAAACAGAAGTTGCCAGCGGCCTGGCTGGAATAAGCATTGCGCCAGCCGGCAATCGTCGAGAAATTCGACATCACATATCGGTTTCTTGTGGCGTCCCAGTCCCATACGGACAGACCATCCTGGACCGCAGACGAAAGGCCGGGGTAGCCGTAGCCCTTTGCGGTGATTTCCCAGGCAAAGCGGCCGGCGCCGAAATTGGCCGGCATCAACGATGGAACCCCGAGGACGCCGAGCGGAATCAAATTGATTTGCCGCGTCGTCGCAGCGGCCATACGCATCATGCGCGCGGTCATTTCACGTCCTTACCCAGGACCAGCATGCGCCAGGCGCCGCCATCAAGCTTGTAGAACCCGAGGATGTCAACGCCGGCGACCGTCAGGGTTGGTGCCACGCCGCCGGCGAATTTTGTCCCGGCTGGCGGTGTGAAGGAAAACGCGCCACCATTGGTCAGCTCGAGCACGAACGAGCCCTGCGCCCCAGCCGGAATGCCGGTCACGGCCAGCGCCCATGCCGCCGTCGCGGTCTTGATGAAGGTCGTGGCGGTCGACAGATCGGCCGTGCTGCCGGCCGCCAGGTCGGCGGCGCCCTCGAAGATGCCCGCCGCATAAAACTGGCTGCCGGTGTATTGGTTGTACCCCAGGCCAGCGCCACCAGGTGCCGAGAGGGACACGATCCAGTCAGCGGCTGTGGCGCCCAATGTCTGGACGGCCTTGATATCGGCGACGATGGCGCCGGTTGCGCCGTCGTATGACAAGATTGGTCCGGACATCTGGATCGTCGACGGCGCGGCGGCGCTGGCCAGCGTCACCCATTGACCTTTGTTGAAATTCTTCCCGGCCTGAACCGTCAGGGTATGCGACACGTACGCTGTCGTCAGCGACGTGGTTGATGTCCCCGCCGTGGCTGGCGCATTGATGGCGCTGGCGGCCGATGCCTGCGCCGCGGCGGCCGATACTGCTGCGTCATTTGCGCTGTCGCCACCGACCGCTGTGACGTCTTCAGCATAGCTGGCCAAAGCCAGCGTCGCGTTATAGCCGATGAACTGATATTCTGGCGGAACGCCATCGCTGATGACGACGGCCGGGTCATTCGTGTATTGGTGCCCGTTGAGAGTGAAATTAATTGACACAGGGTCGCTCCTTAAAATGCTTCTTCGACTGCCACTGGCAGGGAATTTACGTCGAACATGCTGCTTGTCGGCGGCCCCAGCGCGGAGGCCGTGCACATGAAGGATTGCTTTTGCCGCACGGCTGCCGGCGCGTCCGAGTCGTAAATAAAGAACATCGGTTGCGTCAGCCCGTACCGCCGCGCCATTTCAAAGAAGTTGCTGTACAGCTCGTCGTCGCTGAGCCAGTCGAACTGCAGCTTGGCAGTTCGGTATGCGCGCTGTTTGTCGGCGAACTGCGGGCCACCCTTCGCCCGGCTCTTCGTTGATGGATCGTTGTAGAACGGCGGGTTGGCGCCATACGAGGCGTTGACCACCGACGTCAGCGACGGCGCGGCCACGATCTGGCCGACATCGACATAGCCGTCGCCATTGGACGTCCAGTCGAATTGCACATCGAGGTATCGCCCGATCGCCGCCACTTCCGTGACGAACGTCCAAGGGATCATGTAGCCAGCCGCGTCCTCAGCGGTCATTCGCCCATCGATCCACTCCACCCTGGTCGGGTCGAGCGTGCCGTAGGGATAGATGACGCCAAAGAAGTCTTGCCAGTCGGTATCGATAACAGCATCGGTCAGCGCGGCATCGGTGCAAAAGCGGATGCGCGCCTTGTCGAACAGGCCGGCGTTATGGAACGGGATGGCCAGCACGCTCACGTTGCGCAGCGCACCCAGGTCTATAACCAGACGGGTACCGGCGAGATCAACGCCCGGATATCGCGCCATCTCCGATAGCACCTCGCCTTGCAGGTTGGCCAGATCGATCCAGCCGGCGCCTGTTGCGGTGGGCGTCACGATTGTGGTCGGCAAAGTCCAGTTCGGGAAACACAATTTTGGATTTGCCACAGGTTAGCCCCAGCAGGTAAGTTCAGTTTTTCGGGTCTCGCGGTCGACCAGCACGCCAGCGATGCGCATCGGCCGCCCGCCAGCGTATTGCCAGCGCGCCTGCACAACAGAGACGACGGCACCAGCGCGGATTACATCGATCTGCGCGGGTGAGAGCCACATCGACAAGGTTGTCAGGTTGCGGGCTTGCTTGTAAAGCGCCAGTTGTCCGTTGGCGAAGTTCTGCGCGGCGGTCGGGTCAGCGATCAGCGAGGTCAGAGCCAGAGCGATGGCGTTCTTGTACGGCGTCTGCACGGTGACGTCAGTGGCCGGCGCGATCCGTGTCTCCAGGGCCAACCAGCTGCGCGCAGCCAGGCCGGCGCGTGCGCCAGGTGCGCGCACGACATCTGTCGCGCTGGTCTTGTCGCCGCCCAGGTCGGAGTCGGCCTGCACCGTCCAGTTCTTGCCATACGTCAAATTGACCTGGTAGGCCGGCGCGACATCGCCATTGCCGATCGGATCGCTGACGGCCATCGTGTCCGTGCGCAGATCGGTCAGGATTGCGACCGCTGAACCGCTCGGCGCTGTCCATTGCGTCAGGCGGTAGATGCCGAGCGGGTCGCCATACCAGGCCGCCGCGGCGCTGTTGGCGATGTCGTTCAATATCGAGTCGCACTGCGCATCTTCGAAAATCGCGTATTCGATCGCCGCCGGCAGCGCAGTATCGAGCGCGGCGATATCGCTGGCGGAAATCGACGACGTCGGCACGCCGGCGTATACCAGAGCGCGGCGCCAGGCCTGCGCGTGCGTTCGATCCGCCGCCACGCCGTAAGCCGCATCGTTGGTGACGCCACGCGCTGGCGAACTGCCGAGGCGAAAAAATGTGCCGTCTGTCGTGTTGGCCAACACGCGGTACCCGCCGGCTGTCGGCGCGGTAGAGATCATATCGGCCATCGATGCATAGGCAGCGCCGGCCGTCAGCGGTACGCCGCCATCACGGACGGCTGACACCGACACTGCCGCCGAGCCAACGGGAATTGAAACCTGATAGATCAGCTTCGACGTGTTGCACAGAACGGCCGACATATTTGATGCCTGGGCCAAGACGATCGGCTTTACCTTTCCGTTCAGATCGTCGACGCCCTCCACGCCTAAGGGCAAGACGTTGGTGCCGGCATAACGCACAGCCTGAAACGGCTTCGTCTGCGCGGCCGTTAAGTCGGCGGGATGGAACGTGATCTTGTCCCAGTCGAAAGTCGGCGCGCCGGCCAGGGTGCCGTTGATTACCGTGACGTAACCGGCGGGGTACGGCGCGCCGCGCTCCCCGATCCTGACGACGATGCCGCGGCCGTCGTATGCGTAACCGATCAGCTTTGTGCCCAACGTGCCACTGGAGTCATCGAGCACAAGCTCGCCTGGCGTGACATGGCCATATTGCCCAGGTGCCGAGAAAATATCGACGCGACACCACCCGGGGTCGAGAAGGAACGGCCGGTAAAGTGCATTCGGCGGCGTCTCCGCCGGCCGTGTGCGATAGGCCAGGCCGTCGCAGAAACGCAATGTTTCCTCTGCGGCCGTGGCCAAGTTATACCCCTTGATCTCGACGAGCACGATCAGATCACTCATGCCGGTACCGCCTTCCTCGATAGCGTCGTCGCCATGTGCTGCTTCAAACTACGGATATCGTCGCTACTGGCCACCTTGCCGCTCAAGCCTTCAAGCAGGGTGTTTTGCTTTTCGATCAGATCGTTCTGCCGCAGGATGGCCGCCGTCTGCGCTTTCGATTGTGTGGCGCTATCATCACTTCCCCGCGCCTGGGCGGCAGTCTGCACGCGTTCGCCGTGATGCAACTCGGCCCGGTACCCATCGAACGGCACGAAATCGAGGCCATTGGCGTGCGAACCGTGCACGGTGGCATACTCTGGCGACGCCACGAATTGCGCTGTGATCTGCGCAAGTGTCTCGCCGGCGTTAGCAAGGGTCTGCCAATATTGCAAGCCGGCCGCCTCCCCCTGACGATTCAACAATGTCTCGTAGAGATTTTCGATATCGTTGGGACCCACACCTGAAGGCGTCGTCGCCGCGACGTTGGCCTTGTTCAGATTGGCGATCGCCTGCTGCACGCTGAGCACGCCGGCATTGATGCTGGTCAAGACCGAAACCGACGCCGTCATGGCATCGAGCTGCTGTTGCTCGTTCGAAGCGGCCGACGTAGATGCTGCAGCCGACGCCTTCAGCGCCGTCTGCACCTGGTTGTAGGCCGTTGCGTAATCCTGGCTGCTGCCATAATAGTTCTTGGCCGCATCGAGGTACGTCGTGGCCGCCGAGTCTTTATCGGCCCCTGTCGCTGTATCGAACTGACGTTTTGATTCCGCAAGCTGCTGTTCTGGCGACAAGATACTGTCACTGCCCAGCTTGAGTGCGTCGATCTGCTGCAGCGTGGCCGCCGCGTCAGCCTTCTTTGCATCAATAACAGACTGCATCGATTGGGCCTCGTTATTATAGGCGTCGCTCAGGGCAGAACGCGCGTCCGATGCCGCACTTTGGGCATCGACCAGCGCTTGTGCAGCCTGCACCTGATCGAACAGCGCTTGATTGCTGGCGTCGAGTGCATCGCGTTGCTGCGCGAGCAACTGCGTCGATGTCAAAGTCATCTTATCAAGCTGACTTTGCAAATCAGCACGCTCACTGGCGATGTCAGCCTCCGATTTTGTCGCGTCGACGGTAGCATCATGCACGCTGGCGAAGGCGTCCGACAATGCCATCAGCTGCGCATATTCCGTTGCGCCGGCCGTCGTACTCAGATCCAGGCTGTCGACAACATCCTTGAACTGCGCGCGCGTGGTCACGCCAGACAAGCCCATCGCGTCCATGGCTGCCGTGACCGCCTTGAGGGTCGGCGCCAGCTGCTCGGCACTGCTCAGATAATTCTGCGAATAGGAGGCAGTTTCAGACGTCAGCGTGTCGACGCCGCCGGCCAGCTGAATAAGCTGCGCGCGCGCCGCTTCCGACGCTAGGCCCACGGCGCCGAACGCGGTCGAGGCATCCTTGCCCATGGCTGCCGCCACTGCATTCGTCGCGGTGAATTCATTGGTGACGCGCGTGAGTGCAGCACTGGTAGCCTCAGTCGGCGTTTTCAGCGCGGCGATCTGCTCGAGCGTGACCTGGGCGCCGAAGATGGCAACGCCGGAATCCTTGAGCGAATCACGGTAGGACAGCAGCGCCTCGGCCTCGGTGGCCAGCTGCTCGGACGTGCCGGTGAACCCAGCCTCCAGCGCGCCGAGGCCGGGCTCGACCGCGTTCAGGATCGTGTTGATGCGATCCGAAAACACGGAGTCCAGTTGCCCGCTGGCGTTCTGATCGGAACCCTCGGCGCCGGTGTGCACGGTGTCGGTGTGGTCGGTCAGCGCGGTCGTGACGGCCGTTTTCTCGTCGGCCGTCAGGTAGGTGGCCAGTGCGTCGTCGGTCGTGGCGACATTTTTGATAAGCGCCTGCACGGCAGCCGAGTTGGTATCGGTCCAGAACGACGACGAGACGCCGAAGGTACCGAACGACGACGCGCCCGAGCCGCCGATGTACGACTCGTCCTGACCCTCATTGCCGCGTTCATTGACGCTGACATTGCCGGCCGTGTTGTTGCTGGCGAAGGTCAGTCGCGTATCAGACTCGGGCCCATCGCTGAAAATTCCGTCCAGCACCTTGTAGGCGACGACGGCGCCTGCAATCCAGGGTACGGCGGTGCTGAGCGCCGAAGTGAAGGCTGCTCCGGCCGACGCCGCACTGGTCAGCTCGCCACCGAGGGCAGTTGCTGCGGCCGTCGCGGATCCGGAAACGCCCGAGCCGAATTCAGCGATCGTGCTCGAACCCAGTGCACTGCCGAAACTGCTGATGCCGCCGCCTACTGTCGCGGCCACGCCGCCCGTAGCGACCTTGTAAGCCGTGCTGGCCGCATTCGCTGCGCCGATCAGACTTCCGACGTCGCCTGTGCCGCTGGTGGCCGCGCCCACTGCCTGCGCCGCGGTCGGATTCAGGATCGACGCCGCCAGGCTGCCGACGAAGTTGATAGGAATGCTCAGCACCTGGCTGACGATCGACGTCTTAAGCTTCTTCCACGCTTTGTCTCCGCCATTGGCAATGGCATCGGCAAGCGTGTCTTCGACGTGCTTCGCGGTGGAATCCCATGCGGTCGATGCGGCTTTCGCGGCCATCGCATTGGCCGCAATTACGTCCTTTTGGTCCATCGCAGCCGCAACGCGGCGATGGGCGTCTGCCTCGTTATTCAGTGCCACGAGGGTTTTCTGATAGAACTCGATGGCGCTTTCGCTTTCGCCATTTTCGGCGGCGGCGGCGATTGTCTGGGTGGTTGTGGCCGCAGCCTCGTCTAGACGAGCCGCCGTCAAACGCTCGATGGCACCGCGAGAGGTCTCCTTGCTGCTGTTTGACTCTTCCTGTTTTTGAGCCTCCTGGTTCAGGCCTGAAATGTATTTATTGACAGCGTCGTCCGATGCATCTGCGATGGCCTTCTGGCGCAAGCGCTCTTCTTCGTCGAGACGGAAACTCTCGGCAGAGTTTGCAGCCTGCGCGGTCGCGCGCTTGGCATCGATATCGTCGATCTGCTTCTGCGTCCTCGCCTCTTCAGCAACGGTCGCGTTGTCATGTGCAGCTAGAGCGTCAATTTCCTTGTCGTAAGCGGCGATCTGGGCCGCGGCCGTGTCGGCGCTATATTTCCGCTTGTTGTTATAGAAATCATCGTCCGACAACTCGCCAGCCTTGCGGTACATATCGTCGAGCGTGCTGAGGTCGGCGTTATGCTTCTTCGCGGCTGCCGCCTCGTCGTCGTAGCGCTTGAGTTGGTCCTGCAACTCCGTGTTGGCAGCTTGGTCAACCTTTGCGGTCGCTGGCTTGCCTGGCGTGTCACGGTAGTTCGGCGTACCGACGTAGACCGACTTGGCGAGCGCTGTCTGGGCGGCCTGCTGCTCAGCCGCGCTTTTGTCTGCATTCGCGATGCGCAGCGCTGTAGCCTTGGCGGCATAATCCTGGTCGATTTTGAGTGCAGCATCTGCGGCGGCTTTATGTTTCTGCAGTTGCGCAGCGGTCCGCTCATCGAAGGCCCGCTGAAACCGGTCAACAGTGCCCGCCAAAGTCACCTGGGATTCTTCGTAGTCGGCCTGCTCCTTCGCGAAAGCCGCCTTACGCTGGGCCTCGATTGCGTTGTAAGCGGCCAGCGAATCGGTAGAATTTGCCTCTTTTGGCGCCGTTGCCTGAATTTGATCGTACTTTGCGTTGATGCTCGCACCAGCGGCCTGGTGCCCGGCAAAAGTACCAGCCATCTTCGCACCCGTCAAAACGTTGTCGATGGCATTTGCCACGCCGACGAAGATCGCAGCCAAATCATGCCCCCAAGCCTGCAACTCATTATTCTTGGCAAGTTCTTTGATCTCGCCGCTTGCGTCTTTCAGATGATCGGTCCAGGCCATCACTGCGACGGAGAGAACTTCATTGAACGTTTCGCCGAACGTCGTTTTGAAATCTTCCGTGTACCGCTCGGCAGATTTGAGTTGCTTGCCAACCGTATCCATGCTCGCGGCGTATGCGCCGGCGATATCAGTGCCATGTTCGATGACGGCGGAAACGCGGGCATTGACGCGCTCATTTTCACTGAGGCCAGCCGTGGTGGTGCCGATGGCCTCGGCGGCCTTGCGATAGGCGTCCTCAAAGTTGACGTTTAGGCCTATGTTTCTCAGGATTAGCGTGTTGCCGCGCCCAATACCATCCACCAAACGATCAAATGCGGCGGACGAGCTGATGTTGCCGATCACGGCTGCGTCTTGGGCGATGCGCGCCAGGTTGGTCGCATTGGCCAGGTCGACGTGAGCCTGAACGAGCTTGACGGCCGACTGGCGCGACTCGACCAGCGTAATTCCCTGGCGGGCAATGGCATCGGTCGCGGCATTCATTTGCACCACCGTATATCCCGCCGTCGCACCGACGACCTGAGAGACTACCCCAAGGGTTTCGTAGCGCGCAGCCAAAAGCGTTGCATCTTTTATGTAATCGGCGATCTGCAGGGCGGCATAGCCGGCCGCCAAAAATTTCAATGCGTCGGACCACTGAGTGGAGCGCGCAGCAGCTTGGGCTTGAGCGTCGGCTGCCGACCTCGCCTCATCCTCGAACGCCTTCAATTTATCGATCAGGTCCTGCGTTTGCTGAGTCACGCCAAGTTGCGCGGCCTGATAGGCTGCGAGTTGTGAGCGACTCATTCCAAGCACGGCGACCTGATCCTTTAGCTTGTCGATGAAATAACTCTGACCGGTCGTCAAGGCGTCCACACTCGTACCCAGCGCCTTATTTGCGTCGGTATTCGCACGCGACTGGCTTGCCTGCGCCTGCATGATTTTCGAGGTATTGGCCATCTGGCCATTCGACACGCGCACGCGCTGCTCAACGTTGGCGGCTGCATCTGCAAAATCGTCCAGCGCAGCCTTGCCGTCGCGCACTGGGCGCGAATCGATTTCAATTCCGAGGCTTGCAAAATCAGTCATGGGGCGCCCATAAAAAAACCCGCACAGGGCGGGCCTAAAATAAAAAAGCCAGCGCGATGGCTGGCTTCGTTTCTACAGCGGTCTTCTATCCGTTATTCCACCAGGCGCCCATCCGGCCACCGATGTATGCAATGACTCCCAAAATGCAGAGCCAAGATGATGCCTCGATCTCGCGCGCTGTACATGCGACCACGCCGGAGCAGATCATAAGCACACCGACCAGTTGCACAGCCTTATACGGCTTGGAAGTCTGCTCGACAGTTACTACCCTCCGGGGCAAATCGCTACCGGGTGACGCCGCAGCAACGCCTGGCGCTGGATTGCCACATTTTGGGCAGGCAAAGGCCCTATCGCTAATCCTATTCCCACACTCAGCGCAGTCTATTAATGCCATACCACCCCCAATTGTTATTTGGGCAATGATACATTAATTTAATTTCTAGCCACTATCATCCGGGTCATCAAGCCCGAGCGGCAGTTGCGGCGTCTCCCCGAATACTTCGCGCATGCCCTTTTCGAGAAGCGCGTGATCGGTCTTGCTTGCGGTGCCGTCGCTGATCCGCTGACAGATCGGGATTGCCAGGTCCAACTTCTCCAGCGTCATGTCGCGGTAATGTTTCGTGCCGGCGACGGCGTTGTTGATCTTGTGGGCGGCCGAGAAGAGGATGCCTGTGTGACTTACCAAGTTCAGCGCGGCATGGTGCAGCGGCAGCCGGTCGCGGTGACTGCTCAAGCGCGTGCGTGACAGCTCCGCTTCCAGAGCGACCATGCGGTCCCACACCTTGGCCTGCAATTCGTAGCTGTAGCTCATGGCCATCAGGCAAGCTTCGCGCTTTGGAAAGTAATAGCACGGACGGTCCTGTCCGTTCTTACCCGAATAGACGCCGGAAAATTTTCCGGCGTCTCCACCAAGCACGCGCGGAACCTTTTTGATGAGGTCAGAGTGCTCCAGTTTCGTGAACGGCTTTTCGGCCGTCGCCCTCTCCTTCCGATCGGCGTTGATGAAGTCCACCATCTCCATACTGGACATGGTGGGCTCGAAGTCGCGGATCGGGCCGCTCATGCTGCCGGCCCAGCAATCTGGTGCGCAAAAGCGATCCGCTCCAGAGCATCATCGGGATTAGGCGCCCGGCTGAAAAGCACGTTCAGCCCCTGCTCGCGCTGATGATCAGTCACCTCCGTCAGCAGCGCTTTCAGGCGCCCTTGCCAGTTAGCCATACGCCGCCGACTCATTTCCCCAAACTCAACCGCGAGATGCAGCGCCTCGATCCGCAGGCGAGCTCCGGTGACATCGTGACCATCTTTCGCTAGCGCTTCCATCAATTCCAGTTCAGGCTTGCGATTGCGCTTGTCAAGCAAGACTGACGCGGACAGGCATTCGTTACCGAAGCTTTTGTCGCGATCATGAGGCTCAGCCGTAGCGAGCGGGAAGTTATATTTCGCCGGCGCCGATGCTGGCAGATCGTCCACCAACTCCCAGCTGACGTTGAACGATTCGAGGAAATCGCGCGCCACCAGGAACTGGTCGGCGCGGAGCTGCTTAACGTCGCTGACATGCAGGTTTGCCTTGATGGCCGCTGCAGCATTCTTTATGGCCACCCTCTGCGCCACAGCGCGGTTCATCGGATCGGGGATCATGGCAACCTTTTCCGCGATACGACGAGTCACGATACTGCCCAATGCGCTGATCTGGGCCGGCACGATCAATGCAGGCACGGCCGGCGCCTGACGTTTGATTTCGGCATCGATCAGATCCAGAACCCATACACGAAACGCCTTCGCCACGTCGGTGCGAGCAAACATCGCCAGCAGGTGCGCGCCGCGCAGCGAGAAGATGCGGACGGGCTGCATGCCGCCGGCCGTCTTCAGCTTGAGCACGCGCGTCATGGATTTGGTGAACTCGTCGGCGTGACGGGCGAAGATGCGCGCCAGCGATGTGCCCTTGGCTGCATAACCCAAGGCTGCCTCGATCTGCGGTAGGCGCAGCCAAGTTTGATGATCGCGGTGCAGCGGCTTGATTTCGACGCCTTGAAACGCCAACGTGGTCATGGTAGTATTCATTTTGTTAAGCCTCTTCACAAGTGGTTGACATGAGCCCCGAGCGATCCGCCAAGATTGCGTTCGGGGCTTTTCTTATTGGGCATTCTGCTCAGCGATTTTGATAGCCTTGATTCCCTGCTCTAGCAGAAATACCAGCTCACTATTCATCGAACGGCGATTCTGCGCGGCCAAGACCTTAACCTGAGGTCGAAGCCCCTGGGGCATGCGCAAGTTAAACTGATCAGAGGACCGCCCAACAACTTCATCCTGGTTCATTTCCATCTCCGTCATGGTTAAACATCATGGATGAATAATACTCGCCATTTCATATCATCGCAAGTGCATATCATTGAAATATATTAAATGGCTAGTATCATCTCCGCCATGACAGAGAAACCTAAGCCACCAAGCAGAACAGCAGATCAGTTCGTCATCCGTCTCCCGGAGGGCATGCGCGAATCGATCGCTGCTGCGGCAAAAAACAACAACCGCAGCATGAACGCCGAAATCATCGCGCGCATCGCGCAAACCTTCGGACCGTCCGACCTGGACACACGCATAAACGACGCCGTCGAGAGCAAGCTCTCGACCATGGAGAAGTGGCTCACTGAGCTCCTGACGAATCATGCTCAGGAACTTGCCGGCAGCAAGAGCGTCAGCAAGCCGCCCCTCAAAAAAAAATCCTGACCTTTGGATTGCACAATCCAATTTAAAGGGTCGGTCAATTTGACCGACCCTTTTACCAAAGGGCCACCGCGATGACGCCCGAAAATTTTTGGGCGTCGCGATCGGCGGGGCGCCCAAAAGTTTTCGGACACCCCTCGCCAAAGGGCCCCTCGTTCTGAGGGACCCTTTCCTCTTCCGCGCCCTATCCCTCGTGCAACTATTTGTGATAATTCAACTTGTTATTTTGGCTACAATGGGTGGCGCCATATTCACCAGGGTTTGGCGCACCCTGCCATCCAGGAAGAAGTCATGAAATTTACAGCTGCGTTAATTAAGGAGCAAAACGCTGTCTTCGCGGTAGTGATCGTGAAGCAGCATGTCACACAGAGCGCGCGTGAGGCGGAACAGGCAGCGATAGCGTACCAGCCACACTTTCCAGGTATTCCAATTGTTCTGGCGTCACAGGATTCCCGCGGTACATTCCAGTATCGGGGTCGAACAGATCTGGCGAAATTCCTTGCAGGAGTGGACCCTTCGCGCATCCCGTGGAAGGAATACACACTGCGGTAACGATCTCGTATCGATCGCATGCTGAATCAGGCTGAACCATAATTTCTCCTTTAAAAAGGGCGCCAAGCCGGCGCCCTACTCTTTCCTCATTTGACTCGCCAAATACGCTCCGTCGAGCCGGTCGATAACCTCTTCCTCGAAGACGTCCAGCCGAATACGGCGCCGCGCCTGCCAGGCTAGGATCTCGCTGTCGGACAGCGGATTGACAGCCATGCCGTTCTGCCGCTTCCGATTCATCGCCAAGAACATATCCCAGAGGTAAGCAAACTCGACCGGCAGCGCAGGCGCTTCGGGCTCGACTTCGGCTTTGTACAGTGGGCTGCGCTTGGCAGCATCTATGTGATCTCCCTTGGCGTTGCCGTCCGCTGCCCGCGCCGAGCGATCGAACTGATGCTCGGCGTAGGCCAGCAGGTCGGCGGTTAGACTTTCAAAAAATTGCTGTCCGCTTTCATGGCATCCAGCACACGGCCCTGCCACGAAGGATATTTCCCGAATGCCGCGGCGACGGTTGCCTTGTCGAAGGGGATGGGGATGCCGTCTTTCATGAAGCCGTACCATCCAACCACGACCGCGATGGCAGTGCGATTGGCATTGCCGTCGATCAGGTCGACCAGCTGGTCGGCGCCGGCATCGGAACTGGCATCGATCGCTGTTTTGCGGCGCGCGGATTTCTTGTAGCCCTCGGCACGGATCGCGCGGTCCACCTCGCGGTGCTCAGGCGAGTTCGCGCCCACGATGATAAAGCCCGCGACCGGCTCGCCATCCTTGTCGAAGACCAGGTCAACGTTGAAGGTAATCGGCGCGGCGTCAGCCGTCATCAGGTTGGAAATATCGAAGCCTGCGGAAGTGATTTGCTGTGCGGTATTCATGGATTTTTATCTTTCTGGTGGAATAAAAAAGCCCGGCGTTTTCAGGCGCCGGGCAAAGCACAGGGCAATCAGCCCTGATCGGTGGAACGCGGTTTAGACCAGGGTGGAGTCCTGGACCGCGAGCGTGGTGGAATCGAACTGCGGGTCGGAGACGTTCGACAACAGGACGTCGAACGCACACGTGATAATCTTGTTTTTTTCACCGTCATCGGTTTTCGCCGAGGTGATCTTGATGCGCCCCATGGAAAAGGTCATCACGTCAGCCAGCGCGGCGCTGCCGGCGGCCATGGCGTATGCCAGCGACACCTCGGTCTCCTGCTTGAAGTAGTCGATGTAGCTGGAATCCTGCATCAGCACCGTGAACTGGCCGGATCCAGCGATCTTGCCCCGCGAGGCAGCAGTTGCATATTTGCTACCGACAACAGGATCAATTTTCACCTGGCCGTCGATCGACAGCGACATACCGGTGCAGATCACCGAAGGGATACCGGCCACGGACAGCAGCGCGGTGGCGCCGGCGAATTTGCCTGTACCTGGCGCGGCGGCCGGGCCCGTGAAATACGCCGCTGGCGTCGTCGGACCTTCCAGCTTGCCCATCAGGGTGAAGTTGGCCGTCGTCAGGCCGTTCGGCTGCACGGCGATGTCCATCTTGCTGATCAGCTGGTCGATGAACGTGCGGTTGACCGAGATCGAAGGATCCTGCACCTCGCCCGTGAACCAGTCGGTGGTATGGCCGGCCAGCGGTGTGAAGGTGCGCTTGCCGGGCGCGGTCACCGTCACGTTGTCGCCTGCCGCCTTGACAACCATGGCGCTGCCGTCCATGAACTGGCCGGAGAGCGTCAGCGCGGTCACGGCGGTGACGAAGAAGTTTTTCGCGTTGTTGGCCGTGGCCGGCGCTGTGAAGCCGCCGATGCGCACGACGGTGCCCGCGCGGTGGCCGTCCGTGATCCACGAGCCGACCGTGCGCACCAGGCCGGTCAGCGTCGACGCGATGGTGGCTGCCGCGGCGGTCACGCCGGCGGCCGTGAAGTCGCGGCGTAGCAGCGCGGCGATCAGCAGCGCGTGGGTGCCGCACGATGCTTCGGCATTGATCGCGCCTTCAACGCGGAAGTTACCCAGGCGGGTGTCTCCCTGCTGCTGGCTCGGCGTGATCTCGTTCGAGCTGTATTTGTCGGCCGCGGTATCGAAGGTCGCGGTGACACGCGGGTAGTACTGGCCGCCGGAGGCCAGCGCCTTCGTGCCCTCGGCGGGCTGCTTGGCGAGGACGAGCAGAGAACTTATTCCGTTCGCGGTGGTAGTGGTCATTTTGTGAGCCTTTCGGGAATAAAAAAGGCCCACGCGATGGTGGGCCGATGAAAAAACTTGGGGTGGTAAATCAGGTGTAGAGGTCAGAATGCCAACGGATCTTGATCGGCGTCATCCAGAGTCCCGCCTCGATCCGGCCCGCGCCGATCTCGGCGGTGCGGTCGACCATTACCGACACGCCGCCGTCGCTGAACGTGGCACCGCGCCTGAACAGCGCCCTGATGCGCTCGGCCTGCAGTGCGGCATCGAGCGTGCCTACCTCTGGCGGATACTGCAAATTCACCTGGAAAATGCCGCTCTCCTGATAGAAGCCGTCGCCCATGGTCGGGTTGTTCGGCGTCGCCACCAGCAAATAAGCCTCACAATAAGGTTGGTCCGCCGTTGGGTTGTAGCTCTGGTTCTCGTGCACGATGTCGACCGCCGGCGAGATGCTGGCCAGCGCTGATTCGAGCGCGTTCCTGATGTTGGGTATCGTCATATTGGGTATGCCTGGAAGCCTGCTGCCATATCGCCGCCGCCAGCCTTGACGCCGTTGACCGCATCCTCAACGATGTTGTTCCACTCGACGACGGTGAGCGCCACGACGCCCAGCGGCGCCTGGCCCGACCAGCCCTCTTCGATGCGCTTCGCGTACGGCAGGTTGTTCATAATGTATTGGACCTCCCCTGCTTTAGCGCCCGATATGATCGAGGCGGCAGCGGCCAGGGTTGCAGTACCGCCCTTGTCAGTGACGTCCAGCGCGCTGGTCGCCGGCGAACCAATCGATACCTGCCAGTTCCCGCGGAACCTGCCGCCGGTATATCCCGCTGGGGCCGGATGCTTCCAGAACTTCGCGTCACCCACCGGCGAGCGGTTGACCAGCTTACCGTCGATCGTCAGCAGCGCGTACCGCACCACCTTATCGGCATCGTCCTTTGTCTTCTCGGTCCACGCGCGAATTTGCGCGGCGAACGTGCCCATCAGACGCGCACCACGAGCGTGTACATCACCGGCACGCCGCCAGGGCCGAGCACGTCGACGTTCTTGACGCTGTAGAGCTGGCTGCTGGCCGTCGCCAGGTCATCAACCTTCGGCGGGATGAGTGCCGTACCATCGTCGGCCAGGGCCGAGATCAGCAGCTTGCGATCGCCCGACTTGATCAGCGTGCCGTTGACCGTGCCGACGCCCAGGTCGCGGATCGTGACGCCGGTTTCGATGCCCCATACCTGCTGGATGATCGGGGTTCCGGGTACGACCTTGCCACCCACGTAGGTGCCCGGCTGCTTGAGGCTCAGCGTGATGAGCTGGCCATCTTCCCGGAATGCTGCGTCGGCGTCGATCGCGTCTTGCAGGTAATCGCTCACGCGCGCACCATCTGCAGCTTGGGCTCAAGATACGGCCGCAGCATGAGGTCGATCGCGCGATACTGCGTGTACGTCGGCGCGCCGTCCTGGTAGATCGTGGTGATCGGCCCGATCGTCTTCTGCTTCACTACGCGCGTGATGTTCGGCGCCAGGTCGCCGCCATTTGCCGTCAGGGCCAGCGCGGCACAGGCGTTCTTCACCTCGGCCGGGACCGTGTTCGGCAGCACGTAAGCAGCGATGCAGCCAAAGCCAACATCCTCAAGTTGGACGTTGTACCGGGGCCAGTCGAGCGTCTGCGTCAGAATCGAGCGCAAGCCCTTCCAGCGCGGCCGGTACATGCCCACCATATACTCCGTTGCCTTGCGCAGGTTCGCTTCCTTGGTGGGTGTGTCGAGCGCGGCCCAGGCGCTGTTTGCCCTTCCAGCGTGATAGGCATCGGCATCAGCAACTGAGCAATACGACTCGGCGCCGGGCACGAGAGATCCATCTTCGACGATGAGAGTCATGACTATTTCCAATATACAATGTTATCAATTATTTTCACCGCGAGAAATGCAATGAGACCATCCCACAAGATGCGCGATCATAATTTCAAGTCCCCAGGCTTTTGTATCGTATGTCTCGACATGGAGCACCCGCGTCGAGAGTTGACTAAAGAGCACATCATTCCAGACGCCCTCGGTGGCACTTTGAGGTACGAGCAAGCCGTTTGTAGGCAATGCGCTCAGCGAGGAAACGAAAAATTTGAGCAGCCAGCTTTGGCGACGGATTTTCTTGTGCCAAGACTACTACTCGAGATCAAAAAGAAATCGACTCGGAGCTTGCCTTCGGTGGCGAAAGGAAATTGGACGGAAAAGAAAGTGCCGAATAGCCTGCTTCATACCGTTGATGTTGGCCTTTATCCGAAACGAATCGCCTTTCGTATGTTTGATCCTCCAGGGTTTTTGGCTGGCGTGGATCGAAGTCCAGATTTAGAAGGTGCTCAAATTCGAATTATTGATCTCTCGCCGTATTTCCCGGGGAGCATGACCGACCAAAGTGATTTAACTACCTCGCAACCGATGTCGAATGGACCGATCGAATGGTCTATAGCCAAGGCCGCTTACTTCTTCGCCGTTGCAGTCAAGGGAATCAACTATTTTGACGGTGATGCCATCCGCGAGTTACTAAGAGCCGAGCGATTTGACGGACGAAATTTCGTTGGCTCGCCCGTTCAAAAAGAGCCCCGCCGAGCCGACGAACTCCATCAGATGTCTCTGAGAATACGACCCGGTGGATTTTTAACAGTGATCGTCCACCTATTCGCTTCCTATGCTGTGCCACCATACGAAGTCGTCGTGGGGAAGCTCCTCTAGCAGCAAGCCGGCAGGGGATCAGGTCAATGTTGCGAGCCCCTTGAACGCCATCGTTTTGTCAGCGCTCGCCATGTCCAGCCACACCTGTGCGCCAGCGGCGAGCGTGCTGTACACCGTCTGCGTGAACAGGCCGTTGGCATCCGTCGTGCCTCCGGTGAAGGTATCTGCAGCCACAGTCAGCAGCTCAGGCGACGCTTGGTCGAAAATCGCGCCGGTGATGCCCGTAAGGCTGGCGCGCGGCACGGTGCCCGCTGCGTCGGCCGTGAGCGTCAGCGTGATCGTGCGCAGCGTACGAGCACCTTTGACTGGCTGCAAGATCGGGCGCAGCGCTTCAAGACCGACACGCGCTATGTTGTCGTTATGCTCCCACCCGAGCGGGTGGATACCGTCGAGCGAATTGGCCGAGTTAAACCAGCCAGTGGTGTCAACGTAGACGACCCGCGATGGCGTGGAGCAAGCAGCAATACCGGTCTGGATATTGGCGGCCTGCAAGCCGCTGAGCGGACGCAAGACCACGATCTTGGTTGTCCGCGGCGTGGCCGCCAACATGCCGTTAAGCACGGCGGTAACTTGCGTTGTGGTCGCCGTCGTGCTGTCGTTTTGACCGTGGTTGACAAGGATGTAATCGGGCACGTCAGTCGTAAAGTCCCGCGCTTGGCCGGCCCACAAGAAATTCCAAGTACTCGGGAACACAGGAACCGCGCCGCCGCCGATAGCTGTCCAGCCCTGACCACCGAAGGCGATCATGCCAAACTCGAAGCCGAGACGCTCCATAATCAAATTCATGTACGACATTTGAGCATTACCGCGCACGGTCGAGTCGCCAGAAGCGATCATTGCATTGATACCGTTTTTGATGCTGTCGCCGTAGCAATACGCCACGATGGCGCGCCGTGGGGGCAAGGCGACGAGCGCGCCACCGCTGGCAAGGACAATGCCGTTCAGCACGACAGCGGTCGACTGCGGCGACCAGCGACTGACTGCTTCGCTCGTCTGTCGGATCTTCACTTCGGCGAAGTGGCGTGTCCATGGCGCCGTTTCAGTCGGCATGGCCAACGTGATCGTGGCCGCCAACGTGACGACATTCCACGGACCGGTATTGTCCACCCGGTATTGCAGAATCGCGTTCGGCGCGACGTTGTTCGTCATGTCGAAATTGAGCTGGCACGAGGCGCCGGTAAAATTAAACCGGAAATACGCACCGTCATTGTTGCTCTTCGCGTTGCCGGTCGTGACCAGCCAGTTACCCGGCGAGAACCGCACCTTGGTTTGGTCGAAACCAGATGCCGGTGCCGACGCCGTGGTCGTGACCGTGCCGGTCGTCAGCGCGGCCGCAGCGTCCGTAGCGGTCAGCGTCTTGGCACCCGCGCTGGCCGGCGTGTAGGTGGCATTAACCGAGCCGTTGACGGGCACCGTCACCGACGTCGGGTTGAACGTGCCGTCCGTCGAAGTCAGGTTGACCGTTGTTGTAGTAGCCTTGGTGCCGTTGAGCGAAACCGTCACGTTCGCGGCGACGCCAATCGTGCTTGTCGATGGCGCGGTAATCACCACCGCCGTAGCGGCGCCGGCAATCGTGCTGTCGTTCAGGTTGCCGTCCAGGTGATACAGGCCGGTCAAGCCGGTCTCATTGCCGGAATAGGCCGTGGTTGGCGGCGTGAACGCGGCTGTGTAGCGCGCCGTGTTCCAGACGGCCACCTCATCGACCTCGCCGGTGAAGAACGCAGTGGCGGTCGTGCTGCCCGCAGTGGAGAAGAACGCGCGCACGCCAAAGTAGCGGCTATCGGAAGGAAATACCGGGGCTGTCGTCGACGTCGCAGCCTGCGCGCCGTCCACATACAGGGTGGCGCCGGTCGAGGTAACGACGAGGGCAACGTGGTGGGCGGCATCGATCGCGCTGATCGACGTCGACAAGATGACATCGCCCGCGCCTTGGTAATGCGCGACGATCGTGTTATCTGCTGCCTTGCCGATCCAGCCCAGCGCAGCGCGACCTACGACGGCCTCAACGTTGGCACTCGAAACGCCTTTCATGACGGTTTCGATCGTGAGCGGGTAGCCGGTAATCAGCGCCGAAGACGCTACATATGCATTGCCCGTCAGCAAACTTTGGCCGAACCGAATACCGGTTGCGTTATAAGTCGGGGTGCCGGTCGTTAAGAGGTTATTGGCCATATCATATTGCTCCGGTGATTAAGCGAAAACTGCCGCACCATTGGCGGCACGCTGCGTGGTGAAGTTGCCGCCGGTGGCGCCGGTCGTGCCGGTGATGGCCGCCGATGCCACGCTGGTCGACGTTGCGTTCGGCGCAATGCCGTTCGTTGCCGTATCAGCAAAAGTCATCGTCTTGCCGATGTCGGCGGAGACTGGCGTGTAGCCCGTCGTCTGGTCGCCGGTTGCGACGACCGCACCCCCAACCGAGATCACCCGGGCGATGGTTGGCGTTGGGTAGCCGCTGAACGTGGCACCTGCAAGCACGGCGGCGACGCCGACCGTTGGCGTGCCGACGATTGCGGCGGCCGAAACGATTGTCGGCGCGGTCGGCGTCGGCGCGGAGGCGACGACACCGCCAATCGATGGCGTGACCTGGTTCGAGGCGTCGCAGGAAACCGAGTACGCGGCGTCGGCGGGCGTCAACGTATAGCTTAGGGTGTTGACCGCATTGGCGACGGCGCCGGCGATGTTTGTTTTGGTGAACGGTGATGCGACCAGCGTTCGGGTGAACTGCAGCGTGCCGATGACACCGGTGGGCAGCGTTGCTTTCAGCGCTTGGCCGACGACGTAGTTGCCGGTGATGGTCGCCACGGCGCCCGCGCTCGACAGGCTCAGCACGGCGGCATTGACGGCGGCCGTGATGCTGCCGACGGAACAGGTGATAAGGAAGCGGTTAATGCCCGGAAACGGGCCAATGACCGGCAGCGCGCCGGTGCCAATTATCCACGATTGCAGCGAGTTGCCGCCGCCAAGCACGTCATTGAGGCGATAGACCACGCCCTGCGCGCCGGCTGCACCGATGATATTGAGGGCTTGACTCTCCTGCGTGGTCAGGATGGTCTTTTCGCCAGCGTTCAGAATGGTCATGGATATCCTTAAACGGCCGCGTCGAGCAGCGCTTGTAAGTCAGCCTTCTTCGCGGTCGCGTCGAAAGCGATGCCCTTGGCGGTCAGCGCATCGCGCAGCTGGGCGACGGTCAGCGCAGAATCGGTCTTGCCGGCTTCGGCCAGGCGCTGCGCTTCAGCAGCCTGGAGCGCAGCTTGCTGGTGCAAGCGCTCAGCCTCGGCGGCCAATTCGTCGGACCAGGCGCGCAGACGATCCTGTTCGGCGTCGAGCGCGGCGCGGTGTGAGATGATCTCGTCGCGGGCGGCCAGCAGCTCGGCTTTGGTCGGCTCGCGGTCGCTGATGGCGCCGGCCAGCACCGCGCGCGCTTCGTCGTCGAAGGGCTCGTGCTGGTCGTGGTTGAAATCGGTGTGGTTGATGAGGACGAACCCGTGCGGGTTGTCGTCGGAAATTGGTGCGGAAATACGGATCGTCTGCAGGTTCATGTCGAAGCCCAGTAAAAACGGAGGACCGAAGCCCTCCGCTGGTTTGATGCCGGCCGAAGCCGGAACGAGGTCGATTAGCCTTTGAGGATGGCCATGAACTCCGGCTTCCAGACCTTCGCACCATAGATCGCGCTGACCATGAACATGGCCTTTTTGAAGCCTTTGTACGCATCGACCGCGAACACCAAACCGGAACGCGGATCCTGGACGATCAGGCTATCCACGGCAGCATCGCCGCCTGCGGGATTGGCCATCGGACGCATCGCAACCTCGATAGCCGACTGCTTGAAGGCCAGGTTGGCGGTGTAGCTCGCAGTGACGGTCACTGCTACGGCGGACGCGGCGATCGCCTTACGCAGGCCTGGGGCCGCGAGGGTGATGACGCCTGGGGCAGTGATGCCGGCGGCAACAACATACTGGTTGGTATCGCCAGCGAAGGTGATCACATCGCCCTGCAGCAGGGTACCGCTGCCAGTGATCAGCGTGATCGCGGTTGCACCTGCGGCGTAGCCCGCAGTGTTGGTGGTGTACGCCGTGCCGCTGCCAGCGGCTACCGATGCGATGCCGCCCGATTCCTTGAGCATCAGACCTTGCAGATTCAGAAGTTCGCCTTGGCGCAGCAGCTGATCACTGCCGGCTTCATTGACTTTTTGCAGCTGCGCCAGATTGCGCAGGCGCGTGCCGCCGACGGTGTTGAGCACGAGGGACGACGTGCCGTCCATGCTGGCGCCGTTATCCACCAGGATCTGGCGGACCTCAGCGATCTCGTTGAAGTTCGACGCGAACGGCGACGTGCCGGAGATGCCGAAGGCACGCGAGGCGTTTTTGTACGCCAGCGCCGCGGCATAGGACTCGACCTGATTGACGATGGCACGCATCGCCTGCTGGATCTGCGCGCCATAGATCGTCTCAAAGCCGGAGCCGTTGTTGACGTGCTTCATGTCCTCGCCGGTCCAAGGAATTTGCACCGAGGCAACTTGGTCAATGACCATCGTCTTGTTGTCGACCGTCTGGTCCGTGCCTTCCGGGATCGTCATGCTCGGCGTGATGGTCTGCACGACGGCAGCACGGGTTGAGAACGAGCGGATCGTGTCGTTGAGCGCCGCACCTTCGGTGCTGAAGTTCAGCGTTGCCGATGGCACGACGCCGACGAGTTCGCGCGCGACGGTGTCGCTCGACTGGTAAATGTCTGCTGCAAGATTGCTAAGTACGTTTGGCATGTGAAACCTTTCGGGAAAATAAAAAAAGGCCCGCAGAATTGCGAGCCAGTCGGCGATTTGAGATTGAATTGCAGGCCATCCAGCCCAAAGCGCCGCTTCCCATCCGGGTCACGGCTATTGCGTTTCTTATACTGCGCCGCGCGAAGCGGCTTTACTGCTTAGCCTTCGATGCGGGCGCCATCCTTGAGGGCGGCGGCGCGTGAGCCCTGGTCCATGCTGTCAAACTGCGCGCGGGTGATGGTCTTGGCGCCAGCAGCTGCACCACCCTGCTTCGCACCGCCGCCCGAAGCGCCCGAGCCCTTCAGGATCATGTCCTTGTTGGCGTACTGGCCGACCATGATCTGGATAGCTTCGTCGAAATCGGCATGGTTGCCGTGGTTCGTCGCTGAAAAGATCGGGTTGCCCTGCGCATCCATCGGGACGAGCTTGCCGCCATCGACCTTGAAGCGGCTGCCGAAGAACGTCTGGGCCATGTCGGCCGGGATCGCCAGTTTTTCAGCGATGAACTTGGAGCCGGCAAACGAGCCGCCGATGATGTGATTGTTCAGGTCGCCGGTCAACTTCGCGTTCTGGTCAGTCGCGGCTTTCAGCGCTTCGGCGGACTGACGCGTGGCGGCGGCGACGGCCTCGGTAGCCGACTTCGCCGCGGCGTCCTTGATTTCCTGCACCTGGGCGGCGGTTTTTAGTTCGCCGGCAGACAGGCTCTTGACCGTCGTCAGCGCTGCCAGAGCGGCAGGACCGTCTTCAATGCCTTCGAACGATTTCAGGCGCAGCTCGGCGGCTTCCTTGCCCTCGCGGTGAGCTTTCGCTTCGCCATTGAGGCGGCCGATGGTTGACACGGTTGCGTCAGCGTCAAACGGCGCCTCGCGACCGTCGGCGTGGATAAAAATTGGCTGCTTTGCGGCGCCCTCACCTGTCGTTGCAATGGTTCCGTCTGCGTTGAATTTGAATGGCATTCTGGTCTTCCTTGGGCATCCGCCCGTTATGGCCTTCCGGCCGTGCACCGCATTGCGTCCGCTAGCGGCATAAAAAAACCGCCTCTAGGGCGGTTCGATCAATCTGGTCGTAAAAAAAGCCCGCCGGAGCGAGCTATTTGATGGTGCGCTGGAATGTTGCTGGCGGCGCGCCGCCGCGTAATACGAAGTGCGCCGGCACCTCGCCGATCGCGACCAAATCAAGAATGTTGAGCGCGGACCCATCTGGCATCATTACCGGGGTATCGCCCATTCCAATTTCAATTAGTCGCCGCAAATCGTCTGCGAGCGAGCGAACGGTCATGGGAGGTGCCGTCAAAAGTGATTTAGGATCGAAGGTCATGCACTGATTCTACCTTACTGCGCGTACTTGGCCCTGAGCGTTTCGAGCTTGAGCGGCTGGCCGGCCATGCTCACGAGGTCACGCGGCGTCAGCTTCCCGTCGCGAAACAGCTCGGCACGGCCCGGCCCAAGCACTTCATTTTGATACGCCTCCCCTTTCATCTGGAGGAAGTCGGCAAACGTCGTCTTGGCCGAGATCGGCCCGGCCGACGATGCGCGCTGGCCAGGATCCGGCTCATCCATGTCGATGCCCATCTGGCGCAACGTCTTCATGATCGCCGTTTCCGAACTGCGGCAATTGAAGTGCCGCGGCACGCCGCCGTTGTACGGCAGGTCGTTGCCGTTGATCGGCGCGTAATTCAAGTCCCATTGTGCGCCGCTGTACGCGATGCATGTCAGGCTCGTGTGACTGTCCAGCGTCGACACTTGCATGATGCCGTTGATGATGTCGCTGTTGGCCTGGAACGTGGCGCGCCGCGCGGCAGTGGCGACGGCGGCCATGCTGGTCTGTACGATCGAGGCGGCGTTGCTGCGCGCCAGCGGCATGATGCCGGGAATACTTGGCTCAACGTCGGGTGCGGCCTTCGCGGTCGCGTCGTCGGCCTTGGCCGGCATTTTTGCGACTGTGGCGTCCTGGCCGACCAGGCGCTTGATGATCTGCGCATTCGTCTCGCCCTGCGCCGCGCCGATGCGGATTTCGTTGGCCAGCTTGAACGCCGTGTCCTGCTGCTGGCGTAACCACCAGTTCTTCGCCGGCGAGCCCTGAACGAGGACGTCGGCCGCCAGCGTGCGCAAATAGTTCTCGGTCGGCAGGCTCAAACCAAGCCGCACTTCCGCGCTCGCGGCGCCGGCGCCATGAGCGAGCGCACCGGCCAGCGCATTCTTCACGCCCAGCGACTCGACATCAGCCAGTCCGAAAAGGTCGACCTGCAGCTGCGCGCGCCCGTAATAGTCGGCGATGATGGCGTTCGACTCGCGCAGCACCGCATTCTTGCCGGCCTTGCCCATGTCGCTGATCGCGTCAGCGTTGGCCAGGACCGAGACCAGATCCTTTTGCATCAGGATCAGCAGCGCCAGAACGCGCGCTTTCGATTCGGCCTCGACGCGCAGCATGTCGATACCGTGCTGTAACAGCAGCTCGGTCAGCCACTGCTCGATCGCGCTCATGCTGCGACCGGTGCTTTAGCCGGCACCGCAGGATCGACGACGGGCGCTGCGCCAGGCATCGGGACCGAGAACATCGGTGGCTCCAGTTCGATCTTTGCCTGGACATCAATCCAGACCAGATCGGGGTTCACGATGCCGTACCGCTGCATCTCCGCGAAGGCATCCTCTTTCGACAGCAGGCCGTTGTTGACGATCTGGATCAGGGCGATGACAAACGGCGCGGCGGTGGCCAGCACTGAGTCGGACGAGAAGTCGTCGAAGATGTCGACGTTGCCCTTGTAGACCATCTTCATCCAGGTGTGCATGATGCCGATGGCATTGTCGAGCGCGTCTTCCAGCCCCTCGACCATGCGCGACAGTTGGCATTTCGCTTCGCTGTCCTCGATGTTGTTCTGGGTCGCCGTGGTGCTGACCTGCGTCTCGACCAGCAACTCGGCGCCCATGGCGCGCATCTGGTTCTCGAGACCATCAAGAGCCTCTTGTCCAGCCCCGATCGCGGCGCCGCTGTGCTCAACGTACTTGGCATCACATCCCTGCGGCAATTCCAGCGCGGTACTCGCGCCGATAACGACCTTCGTTTCTTCGGTGACACCGATGATAGCCAGGATCGGCACGCGCGCCGTGTGCAGGATCGCGTCCTGATCGCTCGACGACTGCCAGTGCTTGATGTTCAGGTCAGCCAGGTCGCGCAGCGGCGGCACGGCAGTCATGAAGCCGGTCCGGCGCGTGTAGTACGTCACCAGCGGGATGAAGTCCAGCGACATCGTACCCTGCTGATGAACCACCCAATCGTCGCCGGTCGCGCTCTTGCGGTATGTCGCCCAGGCGCCGATGGTCAGGACGCGGACCTGCGCGATGGCCTTCGTGCCGAAGTCGCCATCGTCTTCTTCGACCGACTCGCTGATGCGCAGCTGCGTCAGCACCTCGGCGCCGTTCGGACCCTTGGCGCTCTTCCAGCCCAGGATCTGTGCCGGCGTCAGGTGGACCAGGTACGGTCGCACGCCGGCAGCATCCTCCTGCGCCTTCGTCTTGTACAGCGGCTGCCCGTCTTCGCCCATCGTGACCGGGTTCTCGACCAGAATGTGCGTCAGCCCATATTTTAAGCCGGCCGTCATCACGCTGGCAGCGAACACGGTCAGGTTATTGCCGCATTGGTCGATGTCGTCGAGCCAGACCTCGGCCGCCGGGTCAAAATCCTTGTGCTGCACGGCCTCGGCGAACGGCTTGGCGGCCATGTTCTCCAGCGTACGGCCCAGGCCGTTGAACAGCGTCGAGGTCTTGACGCGGTAATCGTAGCTCTGCTGGCTCTCGGCCGGGAACTTCGGCAGGTACTTCTCGCCCGCCGCGCGCATGGCGCCGGTGCCGCCGACCAGGGCGTCGATCTTTGCCCAATCCGACTGCATCGCGGCGACCGCGGCAGAGGTGTCGTTGACTTTGGTGGCCATGCTTTCCTTGCTATTAAATGTGCAACTCGCTCGTGCGCACAATGCGCTTGACGATCGGCCAGCGCTTCACGATGAAGTAGCCGTTTGCGTCGTTCGGATGGTCATGCCCGGTTTTCTTATCGGGTTGCCCATCCTTGCCCCATACCTGCTGCTCGAGCGCTTCGGTCGTTGTCGGGCACAGGTCAGTGTTGATCTTCCACTGGCGCTCGCCGGCAGCGTTCAAAATCATCGCGTTGTAGGCGTTGACCCGATCTTTTACGGCCGGGTTCGCCGGGTTCGCCTCGATCTGGAAGCCGGCCGCGCGCAGGATCGACAGGTCGGACTCGCTGGCATCTTTACTACTGGTGTTCGCGCCAGAGGCATCTGGGTAAATAATCACCTGATGGCCCTTGTCCTTGAAATCTTCTTTCAAGATCCTAGCCATGGCCGGCGTGTCGCGGACTTTCACGCGCTCGGCCAGCGTCAGCGGCAGCCCATCGCGTATCACATTGATGCAGGCGGTCATGTTCTGGACGTTGAAGTCGAGCCCAACGCGCAGCACCTCGCCCGGCTTGATGATCTCGTCCGTATGATTCAATTTTCTGTCGAAGTCGGCATAGATACTGCCGCTTGCCAAGTTGGTGAATTGGCCCTTCAGGTAAGCTGCGATCAGCGCAGGCGGATATGACTCAAACAGCGACGAGATATAGTCGTCGGGCAAATTCAGTTCGTTGTCGTACGTGCTGGCCTGGATCAAGCCATACAGCCCGGCCAGCGACGGCTTGTCGCGGATCGCCTTCACGAACTGCTGGTAGACGAACTTGAATCCCTCGGGCGTCGTCGTCACGTCGATGCCGTTCAGCAGGCCCGGTACCTTGTAGCGCATGCGGGCAATGATCTTGCGCCAGGCCGTCTCGGCCTTCTTCAACGTCATCACGTCCAGCTCGTCGATCAGCGCGTGGCCGATCTTGAAGCCGACGATCGTCTCCGGCTTTTCCATCGAGCGACAGATGACCGTGCCGCGATAGCGCCGGCCTTCGAACACCTCGACCTCGTGGTCGGCGATCTTGATCTTGGCGCGCAAGCCCATCGCCGCCGTGACTTCCTCGATCGTCGGATAGAAGATGTCCCGGATCTGCGGGTAGGTCGGCGCGAAGTAGCCTTGATTGATGCCTGGCCATTGCCAGAAATGGGCGCAGATGCCGGCGCAGCCGACAAACGTCTTGCCGCTGCCGAAGCCGGCGACGTAGGCCTTGAACTTGTGCGGCAGTTGCAGGAACTCGGCTTGCGGGACGTTCAGGTCAAGATTGATCATCGTCATCGTCGTAGCGCTTCGCATCCTTCACGCCGAACGTGATCGCAACCGGCGTTGGCTTGTCGTCGTCGGGCTTCATGTCCTTGTTCGCCTTGAGCAAGCCAATCGGTATCTCTGCCGCGGAGTTGGCCAGGTTAGTCAGGACCGCAATTCCCTTGAGCGCGAGCATGCTCTTATCATCGAGCGGCGCAGCGTCGTCGATCTCAGACACCTTGGCGTGGGCGATACCTGACAATCGATGCGCGGTGGCGGCGCCGTATCGTGCGGCGCCGGCCATGTGCATCGAGATTTCCTTGAGCTCGTCGGCCAAAGTGCGCGCACTAATCTGCGCACCAATCGGCAGCGCACTAAACGCCGTCTCTGCTGCAACCAGTTGATTTGCAACATCTTTTATTTGTTTCGTCTGCGCACCAAAGCGTTTTCTAATAACCGCTTCGGATACACCGAACTCGCGGGCCAGCGCCCTACCCGCCTCACCAGCCAGGAGGCGCTTGCCAATCTCCGACCACTGCTTTTCTGTCAGCGATGATTTGCGCCCCATGGTGTGACTTCCGTATGAATACCTCCTCGGCGATTACGCTGGCTCGACCATCAGGGAGACCGGCGGCATCGTGCGACCGATCACCCACAGCGCAATAGCGGCACCTTCCGCGAGCAATGCCAACTCGTTGGCGGAAGGCTTCCAATACGACACCACGGCGGGCACGCCATCGCACTCGGTATGCGTGACCGGCAAAGCGCCGCATGGCAACTCGTTCTGGTCCCAGCCCGCCGGAGCGCCCAGCACGCCGTTATTGCTGGAATGCTGCATCTTGTTCATGGCTTCACCTTTGTCGCCGCCTGCTCCCAGCGGGTGACGCGATAGTTTGCGCCCGGAACTCCCCTGGGTCTTTGCTACATCGGCGAGCTGCGTCCGCTGTTTCAAGCCCCACCGCTGGAACGCTCTGGCGGGTTCGCTGAATTTAAGCGGCTGGCGCGGCAGCGTCAGGTACGTCGGAGGTGATTTCGCCCGAGACGATCGGCAGCGGCGCGATAACCAGGTCGGCGGTGATGGTAACGCCATCGGCCAGGACCACGACGGTGGCAGCGCCGGAATCCCCGGACAGCGTGGCGACGGCGCTCAGGCCGTCAGCTGCGACCGCGAGGCTGGCCAACGTCGAGGCGTCGGTGGTACCGGGGTTGACGACCGACCAGGCGGCCAGCGCGAGTGGGGCCTCGACTTCGCCGTCGGCGGCCTTGAACGTGGCCTTGAGGTTGATCGGGGGGTGGTTGCGGGTGACGTTGATGCTCATGGTGGAGACCTTTGTGGGAATGCCGTCGCACAGGACAGCGAAGTGAAAATCGCACAACGGTTCGATGTGCGAGCGGAAAAAGTGATTGAGCAGCTTGGTGATCAGCTTGAGCATGCGGCGCCTCGTTTGGTGTTGCGAGAAGCGCGAGCTGCGCCGTTTAATTTCGTTCGTCGCCATCGGCCCGCGACTGGCGCTCGGCGTCAATCATCGTCCAGCCAAGTTCCCGTCGAATCTCTTCTCGCGTCGGCGGCACGTCCTGCTCGGGAATGTCATGCGGGTGCTGCTCGCGCGTCTGCTGCTTGGTCGGCGGCGTGATAGCGGTCATGGCAGCCTGCGAAGTGAGCGCGGAAATGCAAAAAGCCCGCGACCGTTAGGAGGCAGGCTTAACAATTACCCGAATCTATCTGATAGGTGGTAAAACACAAAACCGATTTCCCATAGGAGAATCGGCCAGCACAGAAATGGTACTACCAAAAAGCGCGGGTGGCAACGTTTTTCGATAATTTTTCGCTCAATGCTTCTTCGGCCTGCGGCAAGATCGCCGTGAAGTCCATATTGGGGAAACTCCAGACGCTGGTCATATTGCACCGGCGCCAGATAGCCGCCTTGAAGTCGCGCGGCAGGCTGTTGATCATCGCGTCTGTGGCCATGGCGATCTCACGCGACACCCGGTTTGCCGCGGCATCGGCGGCCGCGGCCGCAACATCGAATCCATCATGCTGCTCGCCTTCTTCGGCGCCGCCGTGGATTCCGGCTTGGCTCTTTGCGCCCAGGTCGCGGTCATCCTGTTGCATCCATGACGTCCAGTGTCCGAGACAGATGTCGAGCGGCCCCGGCTCAATCCATGGCGCAACCTGAAGCGCGCGCGGCTCGGCGGGTTTCACCGCCGCTTCGATCTGGGCGACCAGGGCCTTCGGATCGACATAGTCGTCGAAAATCACATCAGGCACTGGCGCCGTCTTGCCGCGCCAGTTCAGGGTCAATTTCGGACGCGCCGACGCACCACCGTTTTGCTGCATGAAAAATTCATTGACCGCACCCATGGCACCTCCCGAAACAAGACCCTCCTACCTTACCATGCCGAAACAAATCCGTACAGAAAAATATTTACGCCTGGAATTGCATTTACCGCCACTTTTTATTGACCTTCGGCGGCCGGCCCTTCGCCTTCCGCACCGACCTGATGTCGCCGGCCAGCTTCACCGTTTCAGCCGGATCGCGGTAGCTGGCCGCCGGCAGCGCCCTACTCTTCTCCGGCGCCAGGCGCGCGCCGACGGTCATGATGGCCAGCATTTCGTCCGGATCGATTGCGCTCATGCTGTACCTCGGTCGGATGGGCCTGTACCGTACAGGGCGGCCAACATCTGGTCGCACGCAGGGATGTGGCGCACCAGCCTGGGCTCTTGGTAGCCGGTGGCATCGCGCTCGGCACGTCGTCTCGCCAACTCGCGCGCCGGCCGCTCAAGTTCGAAAATGAACGCCGCGGCACGCCCAGCATCGCCGGCAAATTTGTAGGTAACGCGCGGCAGCGGCGGCGGCCCCGAATATTCGGCGATAATAATTTTCGCCGCGACCAGTTCATGGGCGTATTTCCTCGCCGCCTCTTTCGTCATAAATAGCAATTTAGCCATATCGCTATAGGACAGGTCCCGCTTCTGGATCTCGGTGATCAGCTTGCGGTGGTTCTCGGTGCGTCGAATGGTGGTGGCCGTCACGCGGGTGCGGCCGAGGAGTTGATCGATCATGCGGCACCTCGCAGTTGTTGGAGCGCCTTTGCGTGCGCCGCGGCGAGGGCCCCGGTCTCGATTTGTGGCAACGCACGTACGTAAAACGAAATGGCGATGCGGATAGCCTTGTATTCGCCGGTAGTCAGGTCCAACATTTCCGTCGGCCGCGCACAGGCGCTGCGCAGTGCCGTCCAGGCTTCGACCGCGACTACGTAGAGCTTTCGATTGCCCGATTGCGACCAGACGGCGGCGCTGGCCAGCAGGTGCTCGGTCAGAGTGTTGGCGAGCGACGTGGGGGCCGCACCGCGCTTTGCGGCATCGAGCGCAATCAGGACGAGGAGTGCGATCTGATCGGCATCGTCGGCTTCGACGCGTCGCTTGGCGCCGAGCAGCATCAGCGGGTCGAAGTGGATGGCGTCGCGCTTCATGGTTGCACGCCACAGAGCACGATGTCGCCCCACCACCCGTCACGCGGGACGCCAATTACCTGTGCCAACACGAGGGCAGTGATGATGCGACGGACTGCGAAGTGGCGCGTTTTCATGAGAAATCCTCCACCTTCCATCCGCCACCAGCTTTCTTCGGCAGCACCTGCACTGCGATGAAGCGCAGCGGGTACATATCGGCCGCGATCTTGATCTTGGCGCGCGCGTCGTCCTGCCAGAAACCTTTGACCTCGTGCGCTTCCAGCTCGCCGCTGGCGAGCATCACCGCGAAGTCGGGTGTGTAAAACGTGTTGTCGGCCAAGCGGAATTTCAGGCCCTCGAACTTAAACCAAGCGATTTCGCCGGCGGCGCGGCGAAGCTCGAGCGTTGCCGCGTATGCTGCTTCCGTTTTGTTCATGGCGCCGGTCTTGAGCCGACCGAGCGCCTGCAATGCGTTTTTCATTTAGAGCCTTTCTGAGGCGAAATTTTCGGCAGGGACATCACTTCGTACCGGGCAGCATGCTTGCGCGGCGTGGCGGTGCCGCAGATCAAGCCCGTGCATGCTTGCCTCCTGCTGGCCGACCTGCCTTTTGGAAATAATTGTCGACTCGACGCTGCAGCGCGGCCCGCTCTGCCCGCTCGGCTTCGATGCGCCGCTCGTGCTCGGCTTCGAGCTGGACCTCGCGCAGCGCGGCGGCCTCGGCCAGCATTTGCTTGATGCCGGCCAATTGCGCGCGCGCCTTGTCGTCGCCGGCAGGCGCGCCCTCTGGCGCCGGGAGTAAGGCGGCGACGGTTGGCGCAGGCAGTAGGCCGGCGACCGACGCGCGGCCCAGCACGGCGGCACGCCTCGTCAGGTCCCAGCCGATCGACGCCGACCAGGTGGCCGGCTGGCGCGCCGCCCGCGCCTCGGCGACCAGCCGGGCATACGCCTCCTTGAACGCCATGCGGGCGCCTACCTCGTCGCCAAGATCGAGGATCGGCCTGGCCAGCGCGAACGCCTGCGCACATTCGGCGGTCCAGACGACGGTATCGCCTTCGTCCTGGCTGGTCACGGCGATGGCCCATGCCTCCTCGGCACCAGGCCGGCCGTCCATCAACCTGCAGCGCATGGCGATGCCGGCCGCCACCGGGGCAAACTCGCCGTTCTCATCGCAGTAGGCCTGCATCGCGGCCTCGATGACCGGGAACGCGAAGAGCTCGACCTTCGCCAGCCAGACCTTGATGATCGCCGGCTCGGGCAGCGGTTTGCCGTAGGACGCCAGCGTTTCGGCGAGCAGCTGCATGAACTTCGGCTTGTCCGTGGCGTTCATGCGCTCACCATGTCGATGATGTCGCCGGCTGGCGCGGAGCCGGTGAGCTCGGCCATGATCCGAGCGTTGGCCTGCTCGATGGTCTCGTTGCCGCCGCTGGCGCGCGCTTGGCCGGCGTCGTTGCGGATGAAGCGATCGATGTGGTCGGCGTCACGCAGGATCAGGCTCAGGCCGTTGTACATCGTCTTCGCGTCGTTCTGGCCCATGTTGTGCGGCGTTCGGGCGCATCCCCTGATCGCCTTGCAGATGTCGGCCGGCGAATAGCTTTTGAGCGTCCTGGCGATCAGCTTACGGCGTTTGTCGTCCAGCACCGATCGTGGCGAGTCCATCGTTTTTTGCCAATACTCGAAGATCGTCCGAACGTGGTCGAGCGGCTTTTGCTCGACATAGGTTTTCTCCTGTTCTTGTTCCTGTTCTTGTTCTTGTTCCTGTTCTTGGCTTGGGAGGGCCTTCGAAGGGGCTTCCGAGGGGCTCCCGAAATCACGCATGTTTTTCATGTTGAAAGCGGCGGCATATTTCTTGTAGAACCCGCGTAGATACTCGTTCTCCGGCAGATCGTCATAGTCCCGCTGAACGCCTGTGCACCGATTATCGTTAGCTGCCAAACGCTCCGCAATCTGGTAAGTAGCCATTTCGATAACCCAAACCATCTCCGCTTCATGGTCGTACGCGCAGAACCCCGCTTTGATGGCCCCTTGGAGGCCCTTAGAAGCCCCTTCCAAGCCCAGGCCAGTTTCGTGCGCAATGGTGACGATCGGCAGGTAATATAGGCCCAGCATGTTCGCGCTTGGCGCCGTCATCAGGTACATCCCGACGACCAGCGTCTCGATACCTTCCTTGCGCAGAGCCTTCCCAGTTTTGCCAATCCAGAATTTAGGACCGACCTTTGAATAGTCGCGCATGTCAGTGCTCCTGCTCGGCGTCCATCGCCTCGAAATCAAACAGCGTTGGCATGCTGACCTCGCGTTCCATCGCCTGGCAGTAATGCACCTGGTCGGCGAAATATGCCGAGTTCAGTTCCGAACCGGCGCCGCGGCGGCCCAGCTTCATTGCGCGCACTGGTACCGTGCCCAGGCCGCAGAACGGGTCGTAGACGACCTCGCCCGGGTTGCTGTAGCGGTTGATCAGACGGTCAACGATGTCGATTTGGAACGGGCAGACGTGCTTCTCGACGGCGCGCGAGCTCTGGTCTTTATTCAGAGTGTTCATGCGCAAGACATCATGCCAGACCATCGGATTGGTACTGCCAGGCGCCAGGCTCAGGTAGTCGGCCGGCAGCGCCTTGTTGGCCAGCAGCGCCTCGCCGACGGCGACGTGATATTCGTAGTTGTAGACGTTGACCAGCGAAAGGTCGGTGAACATCTTCGCCAGCTTGGCCGGGCCGAAGCTGGCCAGCTCGGCGCTTCCGATCAGCCGGTCGCCGCTTGAGCGCCAGAACGCATGCGCGTCGACCTGCCATCGCGCAACGCTGTATCCGGTACAAGGGATCGGCGCCAGTTTGCGGTCGAAAGGCACCGCGGCACCGTCGTCGGCCAGGCACAGCGGCTTCACCTTCGTCACCGGTACGTCGGCATAGCCACGACTGCGGTCCGTCTGTGGTTTGTGGAACAGCAGGATGTACTCGGGCATGCCAACGCTCATCTTCGTGCCGTCCTTGCAGACCTCGGAATAACCCAGCCGGTAGGTCTGGTTGTTCTCGCGCACAACGTCGGTGTTCACTTGGATCATCCCGCAGTAGTCGAAGCCGTGCTTAATACCGTGGAAAATCGCCTCGGCGTGGAAAGGGCTCACCGTCGGGATGCCGGCGCCGGTCACGTTGCCGAAGTTGATGCGGTCCTTGACGTGGCAGGCGTAGATCCGGCCCGGCTGCAGGATGCGCAGCAGTTCCGGCGTCAGGAAGTCCATCTGCGCCCAGAAGTGCGCGTTGTCTTGCGTATGGCCGAAGTCGTTGTAGCTCGGCGAGTATTCATACTGGTTTCCGAATGGAACGCTGGTCACGATCAGGCCGACGGAGTTGTCCGGCTGCCGCATCGCCTCCAGCACGCAGTCGTTATTCGCCACGGTGAAGCGCTCGCCTTTCTCTTCCTGTCGCGTCACGCCGATCGTGCGCGCCAGCGAGTCCTGCATGGACAGCTGGTCCAGGCCGTAGGTGCGGATGATCTCGCCCATCTTGGCCTGCATTTCGTCGTGGCGCCGCCACTTCTCCATCAGGTCGGCCAGCACCTTGCGCTCGACTTCGGTGTGGATGATGTCGATGCGGACCGGGTGCGGCTGCTGGAAGCGCTGCACGCGGTGCACGGCCTGAATGAAGTCGTTGAACTTGAACCCGATTCCGGCGAATATCTCGCGGTGGCAGTGCACCTGAAAATTGCAGCCGCTACCGGCGATGATCGGTTTCGTCGAGAGGTCCTTGATCTTGCCGTCGCTGAAGTCGGCGATGCGCTGCTCGCGCTGCTCCAGGTCCTGCGTGCCCCAGACGCTCACGACATCAGGCAGCGCGGCCTGCAGCGCGTGGCGCTCGTCCTCCAGGTCGTGCCAGATCAGGAAATGATCGTCAGGATCCTCGGCCATGATCTCCGCCACCTTCGCCACACGCGCGGCCATGCTGTCGCGCTTCTCGCCGGCGGCGGCCGACAGGCCCATCGCCACGTTCGGGATCAGCAGGCCCTGGCCATTCTTTTCGGCGCCGGCCGTGTCATAGTTGCTGGCCACCTCGTGGAAGCGCACGTCGAGCGCCGGCAGGTTGTAGCCTTCGTCCGAATGGCCCAGGTCGCTCGGGCGCTGGATGAAGACGGCCCAGCTGGCCACCCACAACCAAAATTCGTGTTCTTTATGGGGATACAAGGTCAGGTTGCCCGCCTTCTCGCTGTCACGCTGAAAAAAGCGCGTCAGCGCCTGGCCCGTGTCCATCACGCCGAGATAGCCGGCGTAGTGGATCAGTTCCTTGAAGCGGTTCGGGCTCGGCGTGGCCGTGTAGACGAATTTGAATTCGACACCCTCGAACATCGGCAAAAATTCCTGATAGGTCTTGCTGCCGTAGCTGCGCAGCACGCTCGCCTCGTCCAGGCCAGACGCCTGCCACTTCGTGACGTCGATCTTGCCCTCGCGGACCGATTCGTAATTCGTCATGTAAATCGTGCGTTCGTCGTCGATCTCGGCATCGGACCGGATGAAGCGCAGGTCGACGGCCTGGTCGCCGGTGAAGCGTTTCGCGACCTCGCGCGAGAACTCCTGGCGCACGCCCAACGGCGCGACGATGCCGCGGATGCCGCCAGGCCGATGGATGCCGATCTGGCGCATGACCTCGAGGTTCGTGCTCGTCTTGTGCAGGCCGAAGGAAGCGAAGATGGCGCGCTGGCCGCCGGCCAGGGCCCAGCGAACGATGTCGCGCGTGTGCGGCTTGAGATTCGGATGAATCTGCTCGAGCGGGACGTCGAAGCCCTTGCGCTGCGCCAGCTTGATTTTGTCGCGCAGGAACTGGCTGTAGGCGGCCTGGGTCAGATGTTTTTGTTCGTCAGCGGTAAATGCGCTCATGATTATTCCGTAAATTGGTTGGATGTGGCCGCCGGCGCAGGTGCCGGCCGCAGTTCATTCAGGATCTGCGCACAGATCACCATCAGCTCGGCCTGACTCCCGTAGCGCGCCTCGAAGCGCGCCTTGTTCGGGTGCACCGCGATGCGCTGCAGCGGGTCGGTGTCGTCTTGCTGGTGGTGGGGAGCGCACAGCGGCAGTACGAGCTTGTGGCAGCCGGGTTTCGTGCGGCCGTCGACGTGGTGGATGCTGACGTGGGTATTGCGGCGATGGTCGAGCATGCAGGCGACGCAGCCGATCTCCGTTGCGAGTCGGTCCCACAGCAGCTTTTCGTCGGCGCTGACGGCGCGCTGCTTCGCTTTCAGCCTGGCCTTTCGCGCCGGTGCGGCCTTGCGCGTACGCTGGGCGGCGAACACGGAAAGCATGCCGGTCTTGGCGGCCGGGGCGAACGCGGTACGTTTCAGGCCTTTCGTACCAGCCTTGAGTGGCGCACGGCGCATCATGCCGAGTACTCCTGCTCAGCGATTTCACAAAAGAACGAGCAGGACGGCATCTTTTCATTGCGACGTGCCGGACCAACGGGCAGATCGCGCAACGGAAAGCGCTGACCGATCAACGGCCCGCTGCGGTAGCGCAGGAACCAGGACCCCTCGCCAATTTCATCCTGCACCAGACAGTTAACTTCGAATTGCGCCGGGAAGTCCTCGCGTATGGCGCGCCAATACCCCTCGCCACCCTTGACACAGCCGATACAGTTCGCGTTGTCGTAGCCCAACAGGTACATCGCCGGCAGATCAATCTTGGCGCGCAACACCATCGCCTTGCAATCCTCCTTGCTCAGCCCGGCATCCACCAACGGCGCCAGAACAGGGCGGTCCTGATACCGCTCGCGGAAATCGTCGAGACGGTCCATCTCTTCCATCGTGTAGCCCAGGACAATGATGTCGCCGGGCTGCTCAATGGTCCGCAGCAGCTTTTGCTTCAGCTGGCCGGTGCAAGGGGCTCCATACGGCCCCATCATGTACTGCCGCTTCCGGAACACCTCGATCGTGGACGCTCCATATTTTTCATCGCGCATCACCGTTAAATCGCGACCGAACCACGTTTGGCAGTCCAGCGCAAAGCGTCGATTGTCCTGGTGCTCTTCCATAAGGAACGCGTTGAGGATCAGCACATCACGCGTGGCGCCGTACGTGGCAAGGGCCAGCTTGGTGGCTACGGCCGACGCTGCGCCGCACGAGAATTGGCAAACGATGCGCGCGGTCATGCTCGCACCTCGTTCGGTGATGCCGAGAACTCGACGCCCATGTTGGCGCCGAAGGCCTCGACCTGGGTCAGATACAGGGCAAAGCCGCGCTTCGTCAGCTGCGTTGTGCTGCCAACCAGCATCGGCGAGCCGTCAGGCTTGAAATCCCATTTTCGGTAGCCATCCTTGACGTGGCCGTTGGCCGGATCAGACTCGGGCGCGCCGTCATCGGGCAGATAGGCGCCCTTAAAATATTCATGCCAGACCATTTCGGTGAACTGGCGGCCGTCGCTCCATACCTGCTGGGCGATGTCCTTGAGCGGGCCGACCCACATGCGTGCATTCGCATCGAGGCCGCGCGTTTTGACACGCTCGCGCACGACGACCTCGAGCGGATTGTCGGCGTCGAGGGGCAGGTTGCTGGCCAGCGCGATCATCGTCGCGCGCTGGACCTCGCTGAGCAGGTAGATTTTTCGCTCGGTGAATTTTGGGCGGGCCGTCATGGCTCGGCCCGCCGCGCGCAACGGATGCAAACAGCGCTCGCGCCCTTGAACTGGGCGATCGAGCGGCGACGGTTGCAGTGGCCCACGCATTTGCGCATGGGGCTGTAGGTGCCGACGGCCGATTCGCGCTGGATGGCGCGGTGCTGGCGGTCGACGGAACTGGTGTCGAATCTCATGTTATGCTTGCCTTTCTAATAATGGAGGCAATATGAACGACCAAGTACGCAAGAACTGGAACCGCTTCGACGAACTTATCGGTGCCGCCGAATCTCCAGATACAAAGGCGATTCTTGAGGCGATAAAAATGCAAACCGAAATGATTAATTTAAATTTGACCGGGCTGGCCCACGTTATGACTACGATCGCTCGATCACTTCCGGTGAAATAATTCACGCGACCCTCGCAATCTCGCGCTCATGCGTGAAATTGGCCAGGATCAGCGCCTTCGCCATCGGCGGGCAAACAGAATTCCCGCACATGCGCACCTGGGCCGACTTCGTCAGCGTCAGGCCCTGCGCCGGGTCGTCGCCGATGATGTAGTTGTCAGGAAAGCCCTGGGCCCGGAACAGCTCGCGCGGCGCCAGCATGCGCAGGCCGATGTCGACGATCTGGTAATCCTGGCCATGAATCGTGACGAGGCCAAAGCGATCCTTGCTGGTGATCGTGTTAAGCGGATCGGCCAAGTCGTTCGTTTCACTGGCGCCGTAGTAGGCGAGCAGGAAAGCGCGGACCTCGGCATGATGCTGGCCGCCAGCGCTCACCGTACCCAGCGGCTCGTCGGTACCGGCCGCGGTGCTGGTGCCCCGCAGTTTGATCATGTTGCTCGTCACCAGCGCCGCCTTGCCACCGCCGCCGGCCGTGACCGTCCCGAGCGGCGCATCAGCGGCATGGCCGACACTCGCGCCCATATCGCGCTGGATATGCGCGGTTACGATTCCCATGGCGTTTCCGGTACCCGGCCGCGCTTGCTGGCCGCCAGCCGTGACGGTGTGCAGAGGCTCATCGAGCGCGCTGCCCACGGCGCCCGAGCGAAATTTGGTAACGTGTGCCGAGACCATGCTGAAATGGCCGCCCTTCACCTGTGCGCAGATCGTGCGCAGCGGCTCATCGATGGGCATGACGCGCTGGTTGCTGGCGTTCGCGTGCTCAGTCAGCAGCGCCGTCACGAGGCTGTGGTGGTCGGACGATGTGACGGTGCCCAGCGGGTCGGCCAGGTCGGAGCCAACGACGCCGGTATAGTGCTTGGCCAGGAACGCAGTAGCCACAGCCGTGTCACCCTTCGCCGTGATTGTCGCCGTCGGCTCATCAGCTCCGCGCGGGCGGCTTTCACCGGCCCGGCCGCCCACGCCGATCAGCGCAGCCGATACCAGAGCATGGCGGTTTTCCGTCGGAATCGTGTTGATCGGTTCGTCGGGAACCTGGCCACGCGCATCGCTCGGCCGCTTGTCACTGTAGTACGGACTCAGGAACGCGCTGGCCAGCGCCTGGTTGCCGGCTGACGTCACCGTCGGTACCGGCTCGCCGATGTCGGCGCCAGCGTGGCCAGTCGTGTTGGTCATAATGAACGGCGCCAGTTCGGCCTCTATCAGCGCATGCTTACTCTCGCCGACGACAGTGCCCAGCGGCTTCTCGATATCCAGCGCGCGCGGCGCTTGGCCGGCACGCTCGCCATACCCGACCTGGACCACTGTGGCCACGCCCAGCGCCTTCTCGCCGCGCTGCGCACCGGTGATGGTGCGGAACGGCTGGTCGATCGATTCGCTGCGGTCGCTACCCTGGTGCGTGACCGGAACGATGGTCGGCAGCACGATAGACCGATGGCTTTCTGTTGTGATTGTCCCGAATGGGTCACTCACCGCCTTCGGCTTGCCGGAATAGATCGGGCCGCCCTGGCCCACAATAAACGGATTCGCTGAATCGACCACATAGCGCATGATGCCCTTTGCGATGCGGCGCAGCGTGGCCTCAGCCAGCGGACGCTTACGCGTGAAGATCGACGGACATTCCAGTGACCAGTCGATGCATTCAGCGGCCGTGCGGTATGGCTTGAGTTTGCCGGTGCGCACGCCGATGCTGTCGGGCGCGCCGTGCGTCGCCACCGGCCACTGGATCGGAATGCCGTCGCGGCGCGCCACCAGGAAGAAGCGCTTTCGGATCGTCGGCGTGTCGTGATCGCAGCCGCGCAGCTCGCGATGGTCGACGACATAGCCATGGCCTTCGAGTTGGCGGATGAAGCTGTCGAAGGTCTTGCCCTTCTTCGCCGGGTCCGGCTTGGCGTTGCCGTCGGCGTCGACCAGCAGCGGGCCCCAGGTTTTGAATTCCTCAACGTTTTCCAGCATGATGACGCGCGGCTTGCACTTCGCCGCCCAGCGCAGCGTTACCCAGGCCAGGCCGCGAATCTTCTTCTCGACCGGCTTGCCGCCCTTCGCCTTGCTGAAATGTTTGCAATCGGGGGAGAGCCATACCAGGCCGACTGGTTGGTTGTTCGTTACCTTGATCGGGTCGACGTCCCACACGCTTTCGCACAGGTGCTTCGTGTGCGGGTGGTTGGCGGCGTGCATGGCCAGCGCTTCGGCGTTGTGGTTGATGGCGATGTCGACCGGGCGGCCGAAAGCCTGTTCGAGGCCGGTCGACGTTCCACCGCCGCCGGCGAAGTTGTCGATGATCAGCTCGCTGCCCAGATCGAGCGAGAGCGTAAAGTCATCGCGCTTCATGGATGCACCGCCTCGGCCGAACGGCGCACAATCCGCACCGGCGCAATGAACGGCACGCCACGCGGCGCCGGGCCGGCGACTTGGCCGACGTAGGCCTCGACGTTCCCGGTCAGCGCAGCGCGCGCCGCGTCGGTGATGGAATAAATGATCCCGACCTTGTAGGCGGTACCGGAGCGCAGCAACGATTCGAAAATTTCGCGCAGCTCGCCCTCGGCGCTTTTCGCGTCAAGATCAAAGCCGGCGCGCTCGCAGACTTGGTAAAAGGTGCCGGGGCCGGCGTCCAATATCTGGATCAGCCGGTAGGCGCGGTGGTGCTTCTGCGGAAGGATGGAGCGCGTCATGGTTGCGTTCCAGTAGTTTCCCAGCGTGGGGACAGCAGGTCCTGGTACCGTTGCAGGAACAGCGCCCTCGCCTGCTCTGGCGCCAGTGGCACGATTTCGAAAGGCAATGGCTCGGCACCATCACGCCAGGCGTAGGCGACCGGGCGGTTGGGCATCAAGTCGCGCTGCTCAGTAGCCAGCAGTGCCAGGTCGGCGGCCTTGATCTCGGGCGGCAACGTCGGCGCCAGGCCGAACTGCTGCAGCACGACGGCCTCGACGCGAGCTTCAATGGCACGGTAGTCGGGCAGCAGCGCTTTTAATGGGCTGGACACGTCGCCCAAGAACGCCTCGGCCGCATCGTGCAGCAAGCCGGCCAGTTTCAGGTGCGGCGGCAGTTGGTCGCTGACCAGGACAGAATGCTGAGCGACTGAGTAGAACGTGCGGGTGTGTCCCGTAAAGCGGCAGATATGCGACAGCGCGTGCGCGATATCAGCGATGCTGAAAATCGCTTTCTCAGGCTCGTTGAAGTCGAAGGCGAAACCAGTCTGCGTGGTGATGGCGCGCGCACGCGGCGTATGAGATGGCGCAATGCTTTTTTCTGCGGCGCCGATATGATGTTGTGATAGCATTCGATTCTCACTGGTAGTGAAACGTTTTACGAAGCCGAGTTCCCGCTCGGCTTTTTCTTTTCCTGCTCCGCTTTCAGTTCGTCGAGCATCGCCGTGTAATGCGCCAGCGTGCGGACGTGGCCGGGGTCGACCGGCAGGGGATCGGCCTCGGCATGCTGCTGATCGCTCACGCCGGCGCCCAGGTGGCCAGGGCCTTGATGTCGGCGATGCTGATGTCGAAGGCTTCGTGCATGCGGATGATCAGACTGGCGCCGAGCGGCAGCCGGTCGTGGCGCAGCTTCGAGATCACCGGCGGCGCCAGTTCGAGCTTGCGCGAGAGCGCGGCGTCATTTTTGAGGCGGGCGTGCTCGGTCAGGTGGTCGAGCAGTCTGTTGATGCCGGCCGACGTGATGGGCCATTTGCTGGTTTTGGACATGGGTTATTCCTGTTGTGGTTGGTGAATCGTTCGTGGTGCTGCGTCAGTGCGGCGCCGTCATGGCGGCTTGTTCAGCGCGCGGTCCGTGGCATCGCGCCATTTGTTCCGCGCCTCTTTGTGGGCCGCCTTCGCCCTCGCCTCTTGTTCGCCGCCGGCGGCGCCCTGCAAGTTCTTTTCGGCCTGGCGGTAAATCAGCGAGCGCTGCAAGATCAGCTCCTTTTCTTCCGGCGTGATCGCCCGTTTATCCAATGTCGGCCTCCATGCCGTTAAACCAAATATTTCGCCCGGGGCACGATGCCGAAGTTGGTCCGGCTCGGCAGAAGCTGGGCCCTACGAATTTCCAGTTTGGGTCTAGTCCCGCTGGGGTAAGCAGGGATATCCTTCCGTATCGGTTTGGCATCCTGATGATTGCGAACGATGACAATCGTGCACTTATCGAGGACATTACTGACGCTACAGCCCATGTCGGCAGCGATCGATCCGAGCGCTTCCTTATTGGCATCTGTGGTGTAAAACTTCACGAGTGCGTTGCGTTTTTGTGGTTGATTCATAGTTTTGCTCCTGGTGGTCGGTGGGACAGGGTTTGGGTCTTGCGGTACAGGTCGTACAAATAGGCGGGAGTTTCCAATGCGTTACAGTTGCAGTTCCTCAACAACAACTGGCGAAGGAAACTCCCATGAATTGCAAAAAAGACGTTCAAGCAAAATTCGTTGGCAAAGATGTTTGGATCGATGCCAATTACGACTTCGGTCCGCTGCTGAAAATCACCATTCACACGGAACTGAGGCCAAAAAATGGTGGCGACTTCACCTCCAAGGAGATTCAAGAAGCACCGATCCGGGTGGCAATACAGCATCTTCAGGAGCTGCTGGATCAAGAGTCTGGCCAATAGATGGGTCGTATATGGTCGCCGTCGACGTATCAGCACGCCCACGTGGCGATGTTATGAAATCGAGACCAACGTGCCGTCCCTTGAGATCGGCCCGCAACCCCTTCAGCTCGTCCAGAATCTCCAACTGGATCGCGCGATACGTCGGCTTCGGCTCGGCGCGACTCACGACGGCACCTCCGGCTGTTGGCGGTCAGGGCGCGCGGGGGTGGGCGGGGCGGCGGACGTCGGCGAGCAGCGCTCTGTGTGGAGTTCGAGCAGGCGCGTGGCGATGGCATACGTCGGATTGCTGCCGCGCGTTCCATTTAAAAATGCAGCCACCGTTGACTGACTGCAGTCGATCAGGTCAGCCAGCTCTTGCTGGGTGAGGCCGGTGGCAAGCAATTCGGAGGTGATTTTTTGGGTTTCCATGAAAAGATTATTACATACGTATTTTCAAATGTAAATACCTTTGTATTTGACATTCTTATTACAATCGTAATATGAGAACATTAGCCGAGCGCCTCGTATGGGCGCGACTCGACAAGGGCGCCCGCGATGGTGCCGACTTCACACAAACCGACCTCGCCGCCAAGGCGGGCGTATCGCAGGGCGCAATCGGCCATTTGGAATCTGGGCGTACAAGCACGTCCCGCAGCATCACGTCTATCGCGAAGGCTCTTGACGTCGATCCGATGTGGCTGGCTGAGGGCAAGGGCGAGCCGCGTACAAGCGCCGCGCCGGCTGTCGACGCGCCCGAGCGCGATACATCGGAATTCATTCGAGGCGTCAGCCGCGTCGTCCCCGACGGCATCGACGAAGACACCTACCCCGTCAAGCTGGTCAACCTGCGCCTACAAGCCGGCTTTCCCGGCTTCGAGGCCGACCGCAGCTTCGAGGATGGCGGCACCGTCAATGTCCCGCAGCAGTGGATCGACCGCAACAACCTGGTGCCGAATTGCTTGATGGCCATCAAGGTCCGTGGCGACAGCATGGAGCCGATGCTCTTCGAGGACGACGTGGTGGTGATCAACATCGCCGACACGAAGCCAGCCAACGGCAAAATCTACGCGATCAACTTCGATGGCCAGGCGGTGGTAAAACAGATGGTGTGGGCGGAAAACGACTGGTGGCTGCACTCGTTCAATCCGGAGCACAAGCGCCGGCGTTGCCGGTCGGGTGAGTGCATCGTCATTGGACAGGTCGTGCACCGTGGTGGGAGCAGTTTGATTGGGAAGTTGTAGCTCATCGTGGCACGCGTGATCCGGAAGTGAGGCGACGCCACTTAATTACCAATAAGAAATTTGTCAGTGGGCTCCGCTTTTCAAGACTGCGGAGAATCGATGGGCGAAACGGTACGCTTGGATGCCGAAATGCTGGGATAGAAAATTGGCTTTACTTAAACCGACCAATGAAGACGTAGCTGCATTTCTCGTGCTCACGAAGTCCCTCGTCCGCGAAATGGAATGGATTGGAAGTCCCAGCAAAAAAGCAACTGGATGGGCAAAGTTTCAAAGCTTTTGTTATTTGGGAACAACATTGTCGGACGAGGTTGATTTCAGAGCGCAGTACCGCGCAAGAGCTATTGATCGCAGGGGCGGTTCGTCTATAGAAATTCCAGAGGCCTTTTATATGTCCATCTGGATACGGAACCACAGAGTATATGGAATAGATACGAAGCCGGGCCAATGCCATACAAATGCAATAGTCCAAGGGATGCCACACTCCGGAGCGATCATTAAATCATTGACACATGAACATGTTTGGACAGTCGCTGCAGATGACTACGTAGAGCCGATCGAGCCACCAATCCTCGAGCTGGAAACAGCGATTGAAAAATTCTGTGATCGTGTTAACCTATTACTGAACGGCCCATTCGTACATCCGATGAAGGGCAAAACTGAGCAACTCATATGAACTGTACAACGGTAGCATCAATCACCGGCTGGCACTGCACCCCTTCAGGGGAGGCCTCAGTGAGAGCAGTCTCGCCGCTGACTCTCGGCGAAGAGGGGGACCACGTTGCGTTTTACATTGCTCAGCCCACTCCTGAGACATTCTATCTTACGGATGCTTGCGAAACAGCCATGTTTGCAGAGCGACTTGGCATCACATTAAGGAAAAATCGCCTTGATTCACTTAATCAGACTTTCGGCGTGACCTTGGCTGGTTTCGCTGAAGATTGGAGTATCGAGGCAAGTGGTCCCATAAGCTCGTTGCAACGGGCATTATGGGATGCAACTAAATTAGCTCTGGCATTATCGTTCAAGACAAGGGCTTGGCAACCGAAATTCGCTCAGGCAAAATTTCAGTCGATCGTGGTTCGAGAACTTGAAGCACAGTTGGGAATGGAACGAGTAATTCGCCAAGCGAAAATCCAGGGCGCAAGCGGCCATATAATTGAATTTCCAGCGGCGATAATCAACATACGGACAAATTTGCCAGTTTTTATCCAGCCAGTTGCCTTGGAGAATGAAAAAATAAATTGGCCTGCAGTGTATGAATTCCATGGAAAATTATTTGACGTAAAAATTGCTTCCGAACTAAATAATCGTATCGCTGTAATTGAGAAAGGCGCCACTGCGTTGGAGTTCGGTCGCGCGGCCAACTTCCTAGGAACTGCGGCCAAAGTAATTACCTTGGATGATATAGTCGGACGGGTTCAGCTCGATGCATTAATGTAGTTACCTGGAAAGGTGCGTCGTCATTAAGGGTAGTGCGTATAATGTTTATGCTGCAGCATAAAATCCGGGAAGAAAAATTTCTAAATAAGCGCTATCATGGTTTCCTTTTCGCAAGAAAACCATGATCGTCCGCAGCGCAATCCTTAAGCTGGGCCGTGCCCAGTTAGCAGTCTTCCTCGTTGATCCTGATCTGACCTACCCGGTGCCCGGCGCCGCGTACATCGCCCAGGTCAGGCATCTTCACCCTACCCTACCCATCATGCTGATCGCGCCGCGAGTTCAAGGCTTCTCGCGCACATACGCCGTGTTCGAGCTCAAGAGCGTGCACGAGATCAATACCGATACCGTGGAATGGATCGAGCAGGAGCTTGCTCCGTTCGAGGAAGAATTGCCGTTTTAATCGAGACAACCATGGCCAAGCCTACCAATACAACCCTGTTGATCATGTACAGCTTCCTCGATCGCGTCGCCGCCGAGATGGCGGCCGATGCATTTCGAAACGATGGATTTTCCGTCAAGGTAACGCAGATACCGAACGAGCGCTGGGGCTGTCAATGCGAACGCACGCAAGCCTGGTGCTGGCTCTCGCGCTGGCTGGCTAAGCGGCGCGCCGCCGGGATTGCCGCGCGGTTCGGCGCCGTCGGCCAGCCCGTCGTGCTTATGGTTGCAAGCATTTCTGGTCGCCGGCCGGCATCTAATGATTAAACGCGTTGTGACAATTCGATAGATTTCCGGTTGTCAATATTGCATATAATCGAATCTCTTGCGAAAGCGCTAACCATGAAGGGTATATGTCAATAATTCATAAAGTCGAGTCGGGGTATTTGCAGTTGCTGCGCGTCGCGCTCCTGCTGCTAGCTACCATCGCCATCGCTGCTGTCGCGGTGTTGGGGGTGCAATATCTCCAAAATAAGGATGCGATTGCGAAGCCAATAAAGGATGACGCGTCTCTGGAATTATCTGGGTTCTCTATGCCCAAAGTACGAGACGATGGGACCGCCCCCGATCCGGCGCAGCCAGTGGTGCAAGACCCGCTACTTAAATCGTTTGATGCTGCGCTTTCCGGATTTTGGCTCGCAATCAACCCTGAGGCCAGCATAAACCACGTCGCAGTTGCCAACGTCTTTAAGGCTGCTGAAACAGATCCGACGCTCGGTAGAAAATTTTTGGAGCAAGCGGTCAGCGCTATAAATAATGGCATTAAAAACAAAAAGCTGATCGCTGAGGCCAAAATGGATCAAGCAAATGCCTTGGGTAAAATATACGACTACCTGCAAGCGGAGTTCAAGCGAAAACAGGAAGAGATCACGGCCGAGCGCGCCCACGCTGATGCGGAGGCTCAAGCGTCGCGCGCGCAGGCCCTGTGGGCACTTTACGCGGCCGGAGTTCTGGCGCTTACGTTTGCAGGGATCATCCTCTTGGTCGTGCTGCTACGAATTGAGCGAAACCTGCGAGACCTGCCGAAAGTGAGTGTGGATCCAGCTTCGGATTTGCCTTATCCACCGATCATTTAATTAGGTCGCTCGATGTGCGGGCGCAGCCTGGGCGGCTGTGATGTGTCGCAAGCCGACGCTGAGAATATGGGAATTTTATGACCGAAAAAGTAACGCCGACGTGCCGATATGGACATGGGCCGCTCGTACAGATCGATCTCATGACCAGCGACGGCAAGCCGAGGGGAATGATGCTTTCCACTTTTGAATTTAGCGATGAGAAAAGTATGGCAATGGAGGATGGTAACGGCTATTCCGTTATTGGATTCCGGTGCTCCGTTTGTCGATATATGGAATTTTTCGATGAGGGGGACGACTGATGTCCGATAAAGTGGTGGGGCAGATCGGGCAGAGAACGCCGGTTGACAATGGCGGAGAACCGCCGGATGATGGGCGCATGGAGCACCGCATAACCGCGCTCGAGACGCGTCTCGATACCATCCTTCCTACCTTGGCGACAAAGGCGGACATAGGGGAAATCCGCGCCGATCTCCACAAGGTGAGCTCGGAAATCAAAGGGTGGACGCTGGCAACGATGATCACAATCATTGGTACGATGTTGGCCGCGATCTTCGGTATAAGCCAGATATTCAAGAATGCGATCCCAGGCGCGCCCGCTGCTGCGCCAGCGCCCATCGTGATCTACGCCCAGCCCGGGCCGGCCGCAGCCGCGCCGGTGGCGCCGCCCTCGCCTACGACCAAGCACTGACAACAGCCCGCCCCGCGCGGGCTTTTTAACGCCCTCCCCGACCCGCCAAGCGCGGGTATTTTTTCGTCCAAGCAATAGCAAAAGTGACAATTGGCTATATTTCAATTTGTTAATTTCAATACAATGAAGAGCGCCCGTCAGCTTCCCGGCCTGGGCGCATCCATCAACTACGAAAGCAATAAATGAAATTCACAGCCGCGTTAATCAAGGAACAAAACGTCGTATTCGCGGTGGTAATCGTAAAGCAACATATTACGCAGAGTGGACATGGAGCCGTGCAGGCGGCAGCAGCGTTCCAGCCACACTTTCCAGGTATTCCAATTGTTCTTGCGTCACAGGACTCCCGCGGTACATTCCAGTATCGGGGTCGAACTGATCTGGCGAAATTCCTTGCAGGCCTCCACGCGTCGCAGATTCCCTGGAAGGAATACACGATTTCGTGATCATTTCTGCGGCCGCCGAGTTCTCAGCGGCGACATGATGCGCGCCCAGCGTAGCGATCTCATCGGCACCCAGATCGCGCGCGGAGGCGCCGGCCCGGGCGAAATGGCCGACCGCCCCCTCCGGCGCCCCCGTCGCCTGCCGGCACAGCTTCTGCCCCAGCGGGGCGAAATAGGCGTCAATGATCGGCCGCGCGTACTTTCGGAACTGTTGGGGGCGGTCACTGCCCTCGGCAGCCATGCGGGCCTCGTCGATCTCTGGGAAGTCCCGCAGGAGTGCCAGGGCGATTTCAGCAGGATGTTTTTCGATACTCATTTAGAAAGCCTTTATGAGTAATATTTCAATCACAGCGCCATTGGTCAATAACAGCCAGATGACGTACATAACGCCCGACGATTCATGCTTGGCGGCCGTCGACTTCATTTGCGGCGACGATACCGGTGCGCCAGTGCGCCATGTCGTTATCGAAGTCAAAACTGCAACCGGTAAAACAGTTCGGGTATTCATCCCCAACGACCGAAGCGAAGCTGTTGTGTATGTCGGCGACGAGATAATTTAACCGCCCCCGACATCAGCCCCGCCAGCCGGGGCTTTTTTTCGACCTAAATTTTCCAGTTCAAAATATTTTACAACTTTTCTAGTACATTCGTATTGATCTTCTTAAATACATATGTAATACTCCGTTCATCGGATCAGCAAACACACCGGAGTCGAACATGAGCCACGCAGAGATCGCCGCAATCCAAGCAGCCGCCGGCGAAACGCCGCCACCGTTCGACTTCACCGTACCAGCCGAACCCGCAACCCTTTCCCGGAGCCTGTAATGACCGCAAACCATATCAACGAAGCCACGGCAGTCGCGCTGGTCAATGCCAGCTTCGACACGCCAGGCCTGCGCCGCGAGTCGGCCGGCGAATATGTCGAGCGCAAGCAGCAAGAACGTATCGACGCGCTCGCTACTACATATTTCAACGCGAATCGGGATTCCGTCCTGATGGGTTGCGAAGACGGCGAAGTGAACCGCGATACGAAGGACGCTGGCAATTCGCTGCTCGAGAATCTGGCCGAATCTGGCGATCTGCCCACCCTGGTCCGCACCGCGTTTTCGTGCAGCGCTGAAGTCACCGGCCGGGCCTTTGTCGAAATTCTGGTGCGCGTCATGAAGGCCGATGCCGAGCGCGACGCCGAGATTGAGATCAAGGGCCAGCGGGCAATGCTCAACGATTGAAAAAGCGGTCGCCGGGTGCTGCAACCATCCGGCTTTGTCTTGGGTCAGGACGAATAAATTGATACTGGAGCCCAGCATGGCCCGACTTGCCGCGCAGTCGATCCGAAAGGACCAGCGCGGCACCTATTCCAGTATCACCCACTGCCGCTCATGAAGCGGCTTTGGCGATGCAAGGACCTGTGTACTTGATCCCGATAGGCCACTTTGGAGGATCGCATCATGGACTAATTAGTTGATCTGCCTGACCTGCGCCAGATGCGCACAGGAACCACACAGAACGGCGGCGAATGAATGTAAGAGCGCGTCGGGGGATGGGTAGCGCAGGCGCCTGCGTCCATCGACCGAGGGGGTTTCGGGATCGTCATACCGAGAGCCGTTCTGTGTGGTGAATGCGCAGGCTGATGCGCAAGCGGAGATAGCCCGGGCGCTGGTTCGAGCTGACGTATCGAGAACTGGGACATACCGGAGATCAGCGCCGGCCACCACAATTATTTGCCCGCAGGGGCGCCAGAACATAAACGAGGAGCGGGACATGGGCGAAGTTGCCGAAATGATGTTGGACGGAACATTGTGCGAAGGCTGTGGTGTTTTCCTTAACGCTGAACCGACAGGATACCTATGTCGCTGCAAAGACTGCGCAACCGAAGCGAGGAGCGAGCGCGTCAAAAGGAACGTCGCCGCCAATCAGAAATTGCAAGGCGAGCAAAAGAAAATCCCTTGCAGCGTCTGCGGCCGCAAGGTCAAGACCATCGGCATGCCGAACCACATGAAGGATGCGCACCCGTCACACGATTTGCTCGCTGCCGCGAAGCAGGAAGACGCATACGGCGCCTATCACCTAGATGGTGCCGCATGAACCGCGCCATCACCCTCATCACTGGCGGCCGCGCCTCGCGCCTTACTCGCCTCCTCTTCGGCGCGCCCGGCTGCTGGCCGTCGCGCCACCCCGGCGCCATGCTCGCCGTCGTGATCCTGCTGGCCCTGTCGGCCGATTGGATTGCTGACACCGTGGCGACCATCGTGGTCGGCGCGCTATGAGCGAACTTTCAGATATCCACTCAGCACTGCGATCAGGATTATTTGCAGTAGATCGACTGGAAAGTAAGTGTGTTCGCGGCTCCGATTGGGACTACGTGAATTCAACTCGGCGCGAACTCAATGATGGCATGAAGGCATGGGAAAAGCTTTCGAGTCAATTGCGTGATGGGAAAAAGTACATCGAGGCGCCCGATGATTTCAAGCATACAAGCTGCTATTGCAGTGCTCCGACGTGCAGCCCTCCGTGCGGCTTTTGCGAGTCAGGTGGTGGCAATGATCTGGATGGGTTTGATAACCAGCTTGATGGGCAAATGGGAGGCGCGCCATGAAACGCAACTGGATATTCGGCATCGCCGTCAGCTTGCTCTACCTGGCCGTCCTCGCCTTCACGCAGCACGGCGACGACGTTGCGCAGAAAGCCGAGTGCGTGAAATGGAAGCACTGATCCTGTTCCGCCGCTACCGGTGCGCCGGCCACACCTTGAAACATGCCGCGCGTCTGGCGGCCCTGCAAATCGAAATTTTGAAACTTCAAAGGAAGATGTGATGAACGCAGTTACCCAAGAGAGCCGCGCAGCCATGCAGTTGGCGCCGACCGAACAGATGGACATGCCCGTCGTCGCGACCAGCAGCGCCGCGCTGATCCTCGATTCGGCCAGCATGGACAGCATGATGCGCCTGGCCGAGGTGATGGCCAAAGGCCGCGCCACCGTGCCGGAGCACCTTCGCGGCAGCGCCGCCGACTGCGCCGCCGTCGTCATGCAGGCTATCCAGTGGCGCATGAACCCGTTCGCCGTGGCGCAGAAAACGCACCTCGTTAATGGAGCGCTGGGCTACGAAGCGCAGCTGGTCAATGCAGTCATCCAGTCCAGTGGCGTCACCATCGACCGCTTTAATTACGAGTGGTACGGGCCGTGGGATCGGATCATCGGAAAAACGAAGGTCTGCACAGCGCCTGCCAAAGGCAACAAGGGCGATGCGAATTACAAGAAGGAACATCAGTTCCGCGTGCCGGATTACCTGATGCAGGATGAGGATGGCTGCGGCGTACGTATCTGGGCCACGCTGCGCGGCGAGGCGCAACCGCGCGTGCTCGAACTGCTACTCGTACAGGCCAGCGTGCGCAATTCGCCGCTGTGGGCGACCGATCCAAAGCAGCAGCTCGCATATCTGGCAGTGAAGCGCTGGACGCGGCTCTACTCGCCGGACGTCATCCTGGGCGTCTACACGCCAGATGAGTTGGAAGAGGTGAATAGCGAACTGCGCCAAATCCACGATATCACGCCGCCGCCGACCGCCGGCGCCGCACCGGGCGTGCTCCCCGAATGCAGTGCCGAGAAGTTCACCGAAAACACGCCAGCCTGGCGCGATCTGATCGTGTCGAAGAAGAAAACGCCCGCCGGCCTGATCGCGATGCTGAGCACCAAGGCGATTTTGACGGAGCAGCAAAAGCTGACGATCGACAGCTGGGCCCACGAGTCCGATTGATCGCCATACCCCTTCGCCACCCGATAACTACATCAAGGACAACACCATGCAAGTCGAACTCATTCAAGGCAGCGACCCGTGGCTGCAATTTCGCCTCACCCACTTCGGCGCCAGCGAGGCCGCCGTCATGCTCGGTATCTCGCCGCTGGCGAAACGCAGCGAACTGCTGCACATGAAATCGACCGGCCTGGCAAAGGAATTTTCCGAGTGGGTCCAGTCGAACATCCTCGATTACGGCCACGAAGTCGAGGCGCTGGCGCGGCCGCATGTCGAGCGCGACATCGACGAAGAGCTCTACCCCGTCACGCACGAAGGCGATTTTGCGCTGGCTGGCGCGCCGTGGCGCCTGTCGGCATCACTCGATGGTTTGAACCTGAGCGACACGATCGCATGGGAGCATAAACAGTGGAACGAGGAACTGGCCGCCGCCGTCGCCGCCGGCGAACTTCCCGAGCACCACGCACCGCAGTGCCAGCAAGAGCTGATGCTCTCCGGCGCCGACAAGCTGATGTTCACCGTTTCTGACGGCACGGCCGAGCGCAAGGTCTCGATGTGGGTCTACCCGGACGCGGCCTGGTTCGAGCGCCTGCGCGCCGGCTGGGAGCAGTTCGCCAAGGACCTGCTCGACTATGCGCCGCGCCAGCTCGCCGAGAAGCCGGCCGCCGAACCGATCAAGTCCCTGCCGGCGCTGGTTGTGCAGACGCGCGGCGAAGTCGTCAGCAGCAACCTGAATGCCTACAAGCTGGCCGCCGATCGCTTCATTGCGAACATCAAAACCGATCTGCAGACCGACGATGATTTCGCCAACGCCGAGGCCACCGTGAGATTCTGTGGCGATGCCGAAAAGGATCTCGAGCTGGCCAAGGCCGCGGCGATCGCACAGACGGCCAGCATCGACGAAGTACTGCGCACGGTCGACCACATCAAAGACCAGTTGCGCACGAAGCGCCTCGTGCTCGAGAAGCTGGTTGTAAAGCGCAAGCAGGAAATCAAGGAAACCATCCTGGCCGAAGCCAAGGCTGCCTACCTCGATCACGTCGCCGCGCTCGAAGCCGAGATCAAGCCGCTGCGCCTGGTGCAGACGCCGCCCGACTTCGCCGGCGCCATGAAGAATAAGCGTACCCTGGCCAGCCTGCACGATGCCGTCGACACGCTGCTGGCCAGCGCGAAGATCGCCACGAACGCGGCGGCCACTGACTACCGCAGCAAGCAGGCCTGGTGCCGCGAGAATGCCGACGGCTTCCAGTTCCTGCTGATGGACCTGCAGACGATCATCGCCAAGCCGGCCGACGATTTCCAGCTGTTGGTGACGACGCGCATCGCCGACCACAAGCGCGCCGAGGAAACCAAGGCCGAAGCGCTGCGCGTCAAGATCGCCGCTGAGGAAAAGCAGAAGGCCGAAGCGGCCGCCGCTGAAACGCTGCGCCTGGCCCGGATCGAAGAGGCGCGCCAGACCGAACAGCGCGAGGCCGCAGAACGTGCCCGCGTCGCCGCCGACACGAAACGCCAGCTTGAAGAGCAGGCCCAGCGCATTGCCGCTGAGCGCGCTGCCGAAAAACCAGTGGTCCCGGCCAGCGCTGCGCCCGAGGTCGCCCGCCAAGCGTCGTTCTACGGCGAGGCCGCACCAGCGCGCGCCGCCCAGCTGCAAGCCCATGCCGACCAGCACCTGGCCGACGGCCGCGCCAGCGCCCTGGCCGAGCGCGCCGCCGGGCTGCCAGGCGGATCGCTGCGCCCCGGGATTGCTGATTCGCTGCTCGATGCCGTGATTGATGTCGGACCGACCGATGACCAGATCATCGCCTTCGGCGCCGAGCACGACATGGATCTCGACGAACTGCTGCCGCGCCTCGAGCGCTTCATCGCCGACGTGCGTGCCGGCCGCGTCCTGGTCGCCGCGTAATTGCCGCCCTTCCCGTCCACCCTGGAGAAAATAATGAAAGCAGCAATCCCCATCACCATGATCCCTGTCACCTCAAGCCAGATCGCGGCCATCGGCCACTCGCCCGAGCTCAACGTCCTGGCCATCCAGTTCCCGCCGAAGAAGTCGACCGGCGTGGCCGACACGTACCAGTACCAGAACGTCGACGCGGCCATGTTCGCCGAGTTCCTGGCGGCCGAGTCGCAGGGTTCGTTTTTCATCCAGCGCATCAAGAAGCTCCCGGAGCAGTTCCCATATGCGAAAGTCGAGCCGGCGCCGGCTGCCGCTGCGACCGAGCCAGGTGCCGCGGCATGAGCGCCACTATCCTTACCGAGGACCAGTTCCTGCGCGAAGTGGCCGAGCACAGGATGATCGTGATCCGCGACGACGGCGTGCACCGCCACATCCGCTTCAAGCAGCCGGACAGTATCTGCATGTACTTCGACCTGATCACCTGGCCGGGGTACCTCTGCTACACGGGTGACATGGGCACCTACGTGTTCCAGCGCCTGACCGACATGTTCGAGTTCTTCCGGACGGACCGCGAGTACAAAAAACGCGGCGGCAAGAAGCTGGGCATCAACTTGTCGTATTGGGGTGAAAAGCTGCAGGCGACCGACCGCGGCGACGGTTACCGCAAATACTCCGCCGACAAGTTCAGGGCCAACGTCATGGATTGGATCGAGCAGCGTGGCCTGGTCGGCCAGTTGGGCCACGGCCTGCGCGACGAACTGGAATCGGAGGTGCTCGACCATGCGGACGATGGCGCTGACGTCGCCTACCGTGCGGCGATGGACTTCAAATGGGCCGGCAAATACGTATTCCCGGATTTTTACGAGGTCGACAGCGAGGAATACACGCACCGCTTCGTGTGGTGCTGCTACGCGCTGGCCTGGGGTATCGAGCAATACGACGCGTCGAAAGTCGAGGTCGCAGCATGAGCGCCCCAACATACAGCCGGCCGTTCGACATGGCCGCTGCGCGCGCCGGCGCGCCTTTCTGCGGCGCGCAGGGCCAGGCGGTCCGGGTTCTGATCTGGGACCGCAAGCACCCGACGCACCCGATCATCATCATGGAGGAGGATGGTGAGCAGGAGGCCATTGCCATGCGCGCGAACGGCACGACCGAATTCGGCGCTTACACCGCGAGGGAGCTGGTCATGCTGCCGCTGGGGCTGATCGACGGACGGCCCGTGTTCGTGGCTGACCGTATCGAGCAGCGTGACCACCACAACGAATCCTGGGTGGCGCGCGATGCGCAGCCAGAGGACCGGGATTTTTCCACTAGTCGCTGGCCAGCGCCGGCAAAGGTCTATCCGCAGACGCAGATGAGCGACGATGATCTGCGCCACGCCGCCGGCATGAACCACAACAACATGACGATGACGCTCGGGCACCTGCATTCCGCTGCCAACGCCGCACTTCGTCATGCCGTCGATACCAGCCAGGTCGTGGATGCTGAGCGGTCCACAGAGGCAATCCGCAAAGCCTACGCCGACGGCCAGGCTATCGCGTACAAGCATGAGGGTGCAGCACGCGCCGAACGCGACATGGCAATTGTGCGAGCCACTGTACTTGCATGCAAAGCACGGTTCAACACTGGGCCGCTTGACATGTATTCAGGCGAGAACGTCATCACTCGGCTCTCCGGCATCCATCCTAAATCCGCCATCGCCACCGTCAAATAAGGAATCATCATGTGGTTCAAGAATTTGCAGATCTACCGCCTTCCCGTCCCTTGGAATTTCACAGCTGAGCAACTGGAAGCCGCGCTGGCGCCGCATGCGATGGTTCCGTGCACGAGCATGGACCTGCAGCAGCAGGGCTGGGATTCGCCGCGCAACAACGGCTCGCTGGTCCACACCGTCAACAAGCAGATGCTGATCCTGCTGGGCACGGAAAAGAAATTGCTGCCCGCTACGGTGATCAACCAGGTCGCCAAGGTG